AAAGGATTTGCGGGGAGAGATCAAGTCGCTTGGTGTTAACCAGATTTTACTGCTGCTTTTGCTCAAGAAGAAATTCTCATTTCTCGGCACAGGCACAAACCCACTACCATCTTTTAGCATGGGTTGGTTAATTATTATTTACCCCCTTGTAGAGGGGGTATAATAATTACCCATGCAAAAATGGTGGATTGTACCTTCAAAAAAGATAGTAAAACTATAGTCAATCTTGCAGTAATCTTTTGGTTATTTCTACAAGTAATCCTTGTGAAGGATCAGTGGTAAAAAATATAAAAATATCACTGTCAGATAACACAAACTTCTTACCTGTTTTAACTGAGGTTATGGTATATTTGAAAACTTGACGAGACAAGATTCTAGTAATTTTCCCGGTAATTGTTTGACTGTCGATATATTCATTCTCTACACCAACTAAATCTTCTACCATGAAACTATCTCCCCGGTAAATTTCATGTAATCTACTTGTCATCTCACAGTAAAGCTTAGTACCGGGCTCTAGTTTCATAGTAATAGTAATCTCAATGTTGCTTTCTTCAGTAGTTCGTCAGTGGGTTCCGTAGTAAAGAAGCTATCTAGTACTTCCAAAAACCACTCGTATACTTCCATGGTTTCTAGTGACTGGCACACCACCAACGGCTTTTTAATGGGTGGGCGAAACGTACGGTACTTTAGCTGTATGACCTTAAATGCTTCCCCTACTCGATAGACAGCTGATCCCGGATGGCAAAGATGGCAATAAACTATTGTCCCTACTTCATACCTACCCAACCTAGTTGTCTTGGTGCTCATGAATAGCTAGTGCTCGTTTGGTAGCCAATACTTGCAGCTCTTCTGGGCAACTCAGTACGAAGTCAAAAGCTATTAACTTATCAAGTGTCAGATCCATCTTCTTAGAATCATCTTCTAGTGATTGAATAGTTATAAGCCGGTACTCAGTATCAATTCCTAGCACTTCAAACGCTTCACCGGGCTGAATCCACAAACCCGGGTGCGTTAAGATTATCGGATAACCTTTACGATCAGGTCCACCACGGTAAATAACCATCCCAGGTTTTAATACAGCGTTAAGTAGGGATATACCTAACGCTGTATTTTTCTGAAGCATGACTAGAACGGTATCCGGCCCACCAGCACTAGCTCTTTGATTCCCCGAAAGGCCGAATCTTTTGCCCGTACTCCCGGTATCCATAAGTATTCAAGAGATAACGTCTTCCCTCCGATACCAATAGCCCCCATACCTGATAACCCATGACTAACCATGTGATAAACCCCAAACTGACGCCGATATGAATCCGGGTTATCGGCTTCTCCTTGATCTGGGACATCGGTGGTTTGCTCAGCTTGGTAAGCAACGATACCAATACGACCATAAGTCGTCAGTTTCCATACCGTTGTCTGAGCCTTACCACTGACTTCCAGTCCTTTGGCTTCAAAATAACTAAAGGCCCAGTTCGTTGCTGGGCAATGCTCATCACAGTGGTTGGGAGTTGATTCGACATACCTGAAGTCACCACCACTCAAAAACCCAGCAGCCAAGGTTTGCCTTCCCCATGAATGATAAGCTACACGATACCCCCAGTGCGGACTTACCATGGCTTCCCAACCCAGTAGCCATGCCGTGTCGCGGGTATTACTGTCTTGCTGAAAGGTGGGTTGGCGCCAAGTACCATCTGGCTCCAACCCCGCTACCGCCTTACCCACACCCAGCACTATCCCTTGGTCGTTGGCTGATGCCACTGAAACAACCAGGTGTAGTAGGATAAAGGATCCTACGATCAAGTAGCTGATCGTCTTACTGAACCAGTTGAATTTGTTTTCGTTACACATAGTTTATTCTCCGTTAGTTAAAGTTAACAACCTATACAACTACTACCCCAAGAACCAAGTGATTCGCCAGTGGTGTAGGGTAAAAGAAAACCAGGTATAGCAGCTGAGAACCCCAGCTAGGAACCACAGTATTCGCCCCAGCCATTTTCTTCGAAACTGCTGCTCGTGTAACTGCTCTACCTGGTCAACCAATCCTGTCATTAGTGAACCCTCCCTCTAGTCGGAGCGCTTTCCAGAATTCGATAAGGAAGTTTCTGCGAGTTAGCCCACTGAATCAACTCGTGTGTAGTTGCTGTCTGCAGTAGCTTTTTAGTACTGCCCGGAAGAGCCCAGACATTGGGATTTACCGGAGATACCAGCACAAACTGAAACTGCCCGACGATAAACCGGCGTTGTAACTTTTGCATGTCGAGTAAATCCATTACTGCCTCCTGTTATTGGTTAGTGTGTCGGGCGGGTGGCTAAGTCTTCAAGTACACTTCTGAATTGCGTCAACCCGCCCGTCACCATGATTATATCCTGCTTCCGAACCGCCCGGACTTTGTTATATAACTCATGGCTGATAAACCGGGTCCACGCAATCACATAGGTAGCCGTTCTGGCCATGTTGACTACATCCTGCCCGTTTACTTGCGTAACAAAGCGAAGATCTAAGTAGTCATTGAATTCCTTTTCCAGGTGTTGGTAGTCTTTATTCATACCCCCCACTATCAACACCTTTGGCCGTCGCGGCGTATCTGGTAGGGGGGTAATGGTGCGGTCAATTACTATCGACTCATCCCCTTTTAGTACTACTGGTGTGGGACATCGAGCCGCTTCCTTGAGTCCTTCTTGAACAATAGCCCGAACCTCGTTAAGAAGTTCCTGCTTAAAGGCCTTGGTAAGGTCAAGTAAAGCCTGCACCATGGGGGAATACTGCGGGGGTATGGGAGGGACTGGGGGCTCTTTTGCTTTCCGATCCCGCTCAATCACCTGTTCTCGTAACTTAATCTCGACACCTTTCACGAACCACTGAGCTTGCTGCGGGCTATTTAACCGGTGCCGTCGACGAACCGCTGGTAAACAGCATTGGGCTGAAAAAAGAAGGGAGACCCACGACCCGCGTAGGCCCCCCTGCTCACCAACTAACTCCACGGCTTTACTGATTATTTTGGCCTTCTCATCTTCGTTCCAAAAGATGCGAGGTGTTCCAGTTGCCATTGTCATAACTCCTTTAGTTAGTAGTTATACAGCTATGAGTTACTCCTCGTCAGGGGATTTCCCTTCCTTGGCCCCTTTTGAGATCGGAATAGCCCCACCCGCTTCGCGTACATCACCATCCATGGCCTCCAAGATACCTCGCATGGCATACACGAACTTGAACCACTCACGGGCGTTCTGCTTACCATCAGTAAGCGGATACTTTTCCTTGTACCGCTCAATCTGGCGCTCGAACCGTTCGGCCATACGAAAACCGCGTAATGGCCGCTGGGCTTTTTCCTTCTTACCACCCTTCTTGACTTTGTCCTTCTTCATGTGACTGACACTCCTTAGTTAGTTGGTTAACGACTACTTCTTCTTGGAAGGCCGCTTGTACCGCGGCATCCCACGAAACACCTGGTACCAGTTAGCCCCGGTACTGGCACTGAGCTTCTTGGCTTCGCACTTCTTAATGAACCCCTGCCGAGCCGGCCGGTGATCATCGAAGTACTCATGCAACGCCTCTTTACGACTACCGCGACGATGCCCGCGGTATCCCACTACCCCCTTCTTGGGGTCACTTTTTGCTTCTGTTTTCATAACTCACCTCTTGTGTTTACTATACCGGCAAACGGCCGGCGCGCTTTACTTCTTACTTACTATGAATCTCGTCCTGATAGAACTCACCAGCACTATACCGCCGCAGTGTGGCGATAGCCATATCATAAGGTACACGAGACTTGAAAGCTACCCATGCGACTAGTTCTCTGGCCCGACGATCACCACTGTTTATTTTCTCCAACGTGACCCGTGCTGCCATGACTAATTGTCTACTGGTATACTTGGCCATGTTCTATCTCACTGGTTAATTTTAATGATTAAACAAAGTGTTTATACACGCAGAATTATATATGCTGATAGATGAACCTCAAAGCATGAAGTTATCCAGGCATACATGGATGGAACTACGATACTACCGGTTTAGCGGTTCAAATAAGCTTCCATTCTCGTCAAACTGGACACTATATCGGGCAGCAAACCCACCAAACGAAATACTACGATGATCCAGTAGCCATACAGTCCGTCGTTGATCTTCGGCCCACTGTTGCAAAGTAGTCAATAAGTCTTCCACTCCCGTAGCACTCAGCCAGGCCGTGGGTTCGTCAAATACCTGCACATTGACCTGCACTCCTTTCCGCGCCAGGATCAGGTTAGCCAGCCCCAGTTGGACCGCAATACGAAGTCGTTGTCGTTCCCCACCCGAGAATTCTTCTATCGTTCGCGCTTTTCGATGGGTTGGAGAGTAGATAAAGAAGTGCAGTTTCTTCTGTATCGTTCCTGACTTGGTGGCTCGATCAGTACTGACTTTAATAGTCCAACCCAACAGCCCTAAGTGCTCCAGAGCTTCATTTACTTCCAGCTCAAGATGTTTCAATACCTGGTCAAGGATGTAGAGCTTGACCAGCTTGAACTCACGAGACCAGAACTCATACCGTAACTTACGACGGGTCTTCTTCTGCCGGGTTGTTGTTAGTGTGGTTAACTGCCCCTGTAATACTTGTCGTTGTTTCTTGGCTCTATGCAGTAAGTCACGATGCGGATTATCTTGAGCCCGAACTACCCCTAACTCATTCTGCTTGACTTCAATATCTGTCTGTAGTTGCTGGATCCTATTCTGCCGGGACTGGGTTTCATCTTCTATTTGCGACTGTACAGTATCCCGCCGCATGGATATTTTGAAGCTACGAGCTTCGAGCTTCTTCAGTCTGATAACTTGTTGTTGCTTTTTAGTATCCAGTTGGTGCTGTTCCACTTCTACCCGGTGCTTCTCTGCCCGCAGGTGCTTTGTAGAAACAGTCTGCCCGCAGGTAGGGCAAACCGCTGTAACAGTTTCCAACGCTAGATACTGTTCTTGTAAAGTCACACTACGACTATGATTTTGGGCCTGCCGTTCCCGTAGCTTCACCACTTTTACAGTGAGCTTTTCGAGCTTTTTCTGTAGAAGGCGGAGCCGTTTTTGCAGTGTTTCGACGGGGCCTTCGTTCTGCTTCCGGGCTGCACGTAATTCCTCACCCCTCGTGGAAATGTCGGTTTGCAGGGTAGCTACTCGTTTGCGCTGATCCTTATCCCATTGGTTGACCTGCTCAGTGACCACAGTCAAATCTAGCTGCTGTAGCTGCCCCCGGACTCGTTCCTTCTCTAGTGCTAGAGATTGTAGTACTTCGTCAACAATAACTAACTGCTGCTTGGCCCTGTCAGAATAACTATCCCACTTCTCCAGTTGCAGGATCTCAGACAGAAGTTCGGTCTTAGCCGTTGGAGCCAACTCTACAAACCACTTACCGAACTGTGAAATTAGAACAGCATGCAAAAACTGCTCATAGGTCATCCCGAGTAGTTGGTCGATTCTGTCTTGGTCGACCACTTCCCATACCGTCCCGTTATAGACTTTAAGTACGTTAGGAGCCTGCGTTCGTTTGACGACCCACTCGACCCGATCTATCGTCAATTTTACTTTACCTCGACATGGTATGGGCTTACCCCAACTACGAATACTACTAGCCCGACTACCCGTCGAGGTGCGACCATAACAAACCCACGTCACTGCATCCCATAGGGTAGACTTACCCACTGCATTAGCCCCCATACGGGGGTATTGTTGATTACTACCAGTAAGATAAATCAGCCCCGGAGCGGGGGCTAACGGGAGGCGCTGCTTCTGCCGGAAGCTTTTGAATCCCTGAATGGTGAGTGATTGAAACTGGAGAGAAGCCATCTCATTTTCTAAGTAAAGCTTTGGTAATGGCTAACTTGGTAGCTTCATCTACAGTGCATGTATCTAAATTCACTGTCCACTCATCTGGAGAAAACTTAAGTTCTACTACGGGTAATTGGTTTATCCCTATTACTACTTTTACGTCTATTAAGTAATTGGCAATATCTACCCCATTGATAAGTACTGAGGTTTGCTGCCCAACCCCTCGATAGATTATATCTACCTTCACTTGTCTTTCTCCATCAACACTAACGCGGTGTTAGCCAGCTTTTCGTCAATCTTTTTGTCTTGGCAATATCGCTCTAGTATCAGGTTAGGTTGGTTCTCAAACCGAATACCTAATCGAACCCGCTCAGTATCCTGATGCAGCGCTGTAGTATCTAAGTGAAACTGTAGTACTGACAGCTTCCACCTGTCGGCCCATTCCTGCACCTCTTCTTTTACCATCTGCCACCAGTCCAGACTTGACTTAGCTACCTTCAAAGTTACCTTGACCAGATCTCCTTCTTGCACATCGAACTTAGCCAAGTAATCTTTAGCTTGTTGGACTGGCATGGGAATAGCTTCTTTCTTACTATATCTCGGTCTAGCTACCGGGATCGTGATACTCCACTTCTTAGGAAAGACATCGAAGGTGGTGATAGGTATAAGATGAGCTTCTCCTCCCAAGATACGGGGATAGAACTTGTCTCCGAACCGTACGTGATAGGGGCTACCCACATAAGTGACCTTTCCACAGACCTGCGGTACATGCACATCCCCGGAGATGATTGGAAGGGCACACTCTTTGAACAAGTCTTGCGAGATCCCTGTCAGAGAACTTCCCGTCTCGGCTTTGGCCCCTCTGACCGTCTGGTGCATGAATACTGCCCGTAACTTACCCGGCTTAGCCGATCCTTCTACATACATCTTTCTTATCTTGGGAAACTGCTTCCATACCCGGGGGAAATTCTGCTGATGGGGAATGAACCAACTCATCCCATATCCAGGCACTAGTAATACTCGTGGGGCAGTGATAACCGTTACCCGTCGTTGATACTTCAAGAAGGCAAAGAACGGATCCCCTTCATTCACATAGTCGTGGTTACCGGCCAAGATATAGACATTGACCAGTGACGCTAACTTAGCAACATTTTCCGCTACTCGATTGACCAGTCGGGCCGGGTGCCTATCCTTGGCGTCAGTTAGGTCACCCAGAATCAGGACCGACTTAACGTCTTGGTTTTTCTGGCACAGCCCGTACAGCAGAGGGAAGATCCCCCAACGATACTCGTCTCTAGGATTGTCGCTCAAGTGAAGATCGGATGTGACCAATACACTCATTGAAGTCTACCTCAGATAGAAGCCGGTCAAAGGACGATACATACGCCGAGAGCCAGACTAGTTTGACGTTCGGTAATACGCATGTTTGATATCTTGTCAATATAAGAGTTTTGGTATTATTCTGCTTTGCTATCAGCAATGGGAGCTTACTCAGTTTCCGTGCTTGTTGTTCTAACTTCTCCCATGCGGCAGGAAGGATACCTGCCGGCTTATCCGTTAGTAACGATTCCAGTCGTAGGTTACGGTAAAACTTACACTCAATGACGAAGACATCAGTCAGGATATGCCCTTCAGGTAAGGTAGCGGCAATGTCTCCGGCATGCGTTGACTGCTTCATCACCGTTGCCCGTGACCCTGAACCCGCTGTCCGCCAGAACAGATCAGTTCGTTTGCCTTTGGAGACCCACAGTGATAGTTGTTTGCAGACTGCCCTCTCGAAGGCCCCGCCTTTGTTTTTACCCGCGCCTTTTTTCATCGTGCCTTCCTCGGATCTACTACTGTCTTAATCGGGATCCCTTTGTAAAAATACAGCAGGATTTCACCATCCCATTTTGTTTCGAACTCATTATTACTTACGCTTTATACTTCCACGAACAGAAACATACTGTTCGTTGCCATCCTCTTCAACCCATAATGCAAGAGAGATCTTATCTCCCTTACTGATCTGGGTTTCAGAAACCATAACTACTGTACCTCGATAGTCAGGGGAGTTACCAAACTTATTATTGTTTGGATCTACCGGGTAAACAACGCCTTTCAAAACCTTCTTAAAGGTTCCTCCCGCAAGTCTACCATTACGAGATTTTAGTTTACGCTTTTTTGTTGCCATGACTATAGACCTCCTTTAGGTCAAGTTAGTACTTCCTCCGTTTGGGTAAAAACTGCTGCTCAATTTCATTCCAAACCGCTTTCACGATCTTGTCCAACTCTCGCATCTTTTGCTTGTACTCTGGATCGGATAACCGATTCAACTGCTTCCGATACTTGGGTAGCCCGGCCCGACTCAAGTGACGATCTACCCGTCCCAGTTCTCCCACCTGGGATAGAAACTCCAACGATGATCCCATTGAGTCGACACCATAACCAAACAGGATTTCGAAGCCGCATTGACGAAAGGGCATACCTACTTTGTTCTTGGTCACCTGTGCCAGTACCGATACCCCCGTAGTCCGCTTCACTCCGTTGATGGTGCGATAGATCTTCCCGGCCTCATGCAGTTCCAACACCTGACTGGCATAGAAATCCAGAGCCTTCCCTCCCGAGCGGGTCGTTTTCTTACCGAAGGTAACACCGATCTTATCCCGCACCTGTGAGATAATAATGATTGCTAATCGTGACCGATCAATCCGCCGTACACACCGACGGAACAACTGCGACAACTTCTTAGCCTTCTCCGCTCCGAATGATCCCTTGTCGATATCTCGTTCCATCTCGGAGCTGTCTGACAGTGAATCCAACGAGTCAACAATAAGTAAGCCCGGGTGTTTACGATTCTTCGTAGCCTCTTGGACTTCGTGGAACATCTGCTCCACCGTATCTACCCCTTCAATGAAGTTTATATTATCCACGGGCATCCCCAACGCAGAAGCAAACCGCCGATCAAAGGCGGCTTCTGCTTCCAGGTAATAAACTCGCCCGTCTGGGAACTGACGCAGGAAGTTAGCGCAGGCTTCAATAGCCAATAGAGTCTTTCCCGAGCTCTTATCACCCACAACATTCGCTATCCGTCCCAGCGGCCAACCCCCACCCAGTACACAATCCAATAGAGTACATCCCGACTGGATGTACTGTACCGCCTTTTGCTCTAAGAAGTAACTACCTACCTTCTTCGGTTTGATCTTTTCCCGTTTCACAGTATGAGTACCCCAGTAATGCTTGTTGAGCCCGCGCTACACACTGGGCCTTTTGTTCATCAGTCAAAAACTGCAGTGCTTCCCGTAACAAGAACCCCAAATAAACTAGCGACTGCTCCTCCTGTACGCTGAACTCACGGGCGACTCGATGCAAGGCATCTCCGGCCCGTGCTAGCAGTACATCATTCTGCTCCATATCCATAGAGCATTACTCTTTGTTTTCATAATACTTATCCAGTGAGTCCAGCGCTTTACGCAACACTATGCGAAGATCCTGCTTTCCCCAAAAGGTCACAGCACTGGAATCATCATCCCCAGGACGGTGCATGAATGGCCCCTTAAATACATTCGTGCCTAACTGCTTACCATCTTGGATTACCGGTACCGTTACTGGGAGTTCCAGATAAAACCGCAGCCCGGTAAATAGTTGCCCATCGACAGTTTTACTGATGATCTCAATACGATCAGTCATCTCTTCTGCGTATACGTTTACTCGCATGATTCACTCCTTAAGCGTGTGGTCACTTGCGCTTGTGCTTTTTGTTGTGCCTCCTGTAATGAGGCTGCTGGCCCAGAAAGAAACGTGTGCCCATCTGTCACATACCAACCCTTAGGTGAGGCTCGTAATTCCCAGTCTCCCACTATCAGGGTAAAGCATTGCTCTAGTTGGGACACACGTTGCCAAACTGCCGCGTTACCGACGAGCCTTTTTCTTCCGAGGGGACTCATCTTCGTCATCCTCGTCCTCGTCTTCTTCTTCCTCCTCCTCTTCGTCTTCTACATCATCGTCGTCTTCTTCCTCATCCTTGGGTTTCTTCTTTTTGGCCTTACGAGATGCCGGGCGATCCTCTTCTTCTTCGTCCTCATCCTCATCTTCCACGTCGTCATCCTCCTCATCTTCTTCCTCGTCTTCGTCCTCATCCTTAGCTGGCTTTTTGGACTTCAACTTCTTACGAGGAGCCTCTTCTTCCTCATCCTCATCTTCCGTCTCGTCCTCGTCTTCGTCTTCGCCCGTACCCATGAATGCCGCCTTGATCTGGTCATAGGTAAAGAATTTGAGAACGCCCGGGATCGGGTTGTCCTTGATAAATTCCAAGGCGTCCGGGTTGTCCAAGGAGGATGGCTTGCGACCGATACGAATCCCGGTATACTTGGTTTTCATACCCTTTCCGGCCCGCTCAAACTCCACGTCATACCCTTCGTCCGGATTGTCAATCAGGAGCAGCTCACCACTGCGCTTGTCCACGGCCAACGAGGCCAGATCCCGATCAATAGTCATCGGCATCGACCACAGCTTGACGCCCTCATCTTCCTTGTCCCGATCTATCACCCACACCAGTACCCGATGTCCCGGACGCAGTTGGTTGGCATACTCTTCATCGGTCTTGGTACGGGCCGCTTCTTCACAGATTGGGCACTTCTTATTCTTCATCTTGGCCGGGCACAAATAGGCCGCTCCTTCCCCACCCACGTCATAGTGGATGTAGATGTCATACCCATAGTGTTCTGCTCCTTCCCACGTCGGGGGAAGCATACGCACCAAGTTGGAATCTTCCTTGGGAGTGAACATCTGGATATTTCCTTTTACGAATGATGTCCGCCCTCCTCCTCCTTCGGCCCGCTTCCGCAGAGCTTCCTGCGACGGAGCGTGATACGAAAACCGGCTCCGTTTACTTCCATGCTTCATCTTTGCCATTGCTGATTACTCCTGTTGTGGTTTACGTTGTGAAGTACGAGCGTCCTTTAACTTCTGACGCCCTGCTCGGTAAGCCATGTCTCCGGCCGGGCTGTTTCCCCGCACCGAGTCCGTGGTAAAATAATTTGCTACGTACAGATTAGCCAACATCTTAAGCATTGACGACCGCTGCTCAAACGCTGACTTCAACGCAGATACCCGATCCGTGAGATGCTTCTGAGTGAAGTATTCCTGCTGGGATTCCTTGTACCGGGCATCCTGCAAAACCAACTCACTGATCTTACGCTCGGTAAACTTCTTGTCCTCTGCGTAGATCTTACGAAGCCGGGAACTGGTTTTGGCCTCGACCTCTTCCATGTCTCGTTTAGCCATATCCCGCTCTGATGTGACCTGCGCTTCCAGTTCCCCGATCTCATAGTAAAGACTGGGCTGATGCAGTGCTGCGCTGTCCAAAGCCGTCTTCTCAATGAGAAGCTTTTGCTCCAAGCGGTTAAGCTTTTCTTTTATCGACATGGCACGTCTTCCTCCTAGTAAGTTTTGGTCGTAGTGTCTTTACCTTTTTCTGCCGCTCACGTTCCTTTTGGAATATCTTGAACGGTTTTTGCTTGACTTCATAATCCATAGATCGTTTCACAGCATCCAGCGCTGTCTTTTCTTCTGTAGATATTCGCCCATCTACTACCAGACGACGAATAAGGCCGACTAGTGGGCCAACGTGATCGTTCGGTAAATAAATAACCATGAGTGACTCCTGACAGGATTTACTATTATATTACCCTAACACACAAGTTCCAAGGGCCAGCAAAAAAGCTGCTCGTTCGGTACTTCTATTAAACGGTGTCTGAAATGCTTCCAGGACAGCCAAAAGTGGGGCGGCTTGGTTCTCATTTTTGGTGTTGGCTAACACAGCACCAGTGTAGTTCATCACACCAATCCGTAGTGACTCATACGATAGATCACCTTCCAACTTACCCAATACCAACATACATTGCTTCCAGTTTGCCCGACCCGATACCAACAACCGGTAGAACTCGATCGCTTCGGCCCCATCACCCGCTGCCGACATGAGAGACTTGGCTTCATTGACTGACCGAGCTGACCGGCATGCCGATAGATAAGTCAATGCTTGTCTAACACTACCTTGTGCCTCTCTAGCTATTACCTCTACCACTCCATCGGGTAATTTAAATTTCTCTATATGAATAACCTTATCCAAGTATTCTTCTAGTACATTAGACACCACCGCTCGTAAGCCGTAGCTGTGACTTCGGGTTTGAATGGTCTTAGGCACCTTATCCAGTTCAGTAGTACAGAACAAGAAGTAAACATGCTTCGGGGGCTCTTCTACTATCTTCAGCAATGATTGCCATGCGGACTTCGATAACGACTGGCACTCATCTAGGATAACGACTTTGTTTTCCTTCTCACCAAAACCCCGATACTGCAACGGCTCAACGATCTCTCGCATCGCATCTATACCGGTGTTGGTCGCGGCATCTATTTCCATGATCTGTGCCTGTACTTCGGCCGCCAAGATACGAGCTATGGTGGTCTTACCCACACCCGACGGGCCATGCAGTAAAATACTATGCGGAAGCTGCTTGGCATCGAGTAGTTTATTCAACGAACGAACTACCTCATTTTGCCCAATGATCGCATCCAGTTCAGTGGGGCGGTATTTAACGTGAAGATCCAAGTAGTCTCCTTTTGGTCACTTCAACTAATAAATGATCTGGTATGATCGTATCGAATCCACAATCAACCAACTCCTTTGCCGAAAACCAAACCAAACCCAGAGCTTTAGTATTCAAGCATAGTGTATGGGCCTCAGCTGTTGATACAGGAATACCAATATCTAAACCGGGAACACTTCTAAGTACTTCGTAACTCTCACCCACTAAATTACTAGTGAATGTTCCTCTTTGTTTGCGGGTACTTTCGTACAGTGAAAAGATCATTGATCCTTCTTCCACCCGCTGTATCCGTCTTACCCGTGGTTGGTATACTGTTACCATATACTCGTTGACTATGTCATAAACTAAAGAGTTTGCTAATTTTTCAGATGGTATTACCGCCCTCTTTATTACTTCGTGACTTATATCTCTGGAAATACATAACCCATCATTAAACTGAATCAGTATTTGGAGCTCATACGGGCGATCATACTTAGGATTACGAATAATCTGCTTTACCAGATGTGTAATATCCTTACCTTGAAACGTAATAGATTTGGTTAGATCTTCATTATGGATTTCGACAAACCTTGTCGAACCATCTATAGATTTAACTCGTGTGATGCTCATGACCGTTTAGGTAATCCGAAGTCCTTGAATGAATCCCACTTACGATACTCTTCCAACTGATCCCACCGCTGCCCCACTTCTACCTCGACTAGTAATGGCACCATAATAAAGTCAAAGCGAGGGGTACACATAATCTTGGCCATCTCTGCGGCTTTTTGTTTTACTTCCTTCTCAGGAACAATATGGAATAGCTGGTCGTGGATGTTGATGATAATAACATATCCCGCTTCTGACAAGGCATTCTCCGCATCTACTACAATGTCTGAAGCGGTTCCCTGAATCGGGGTATTGATAATTCTTCCACGATCTATTGGCCCATGACGACGACGCCCAGTCAGCATCTCAACATAGCCACGCTTCTCATAGAATCCTTCCACCCGCTTTTGCCACCTCTGTACTCCGGGAAACATACCCCAAAATTCCTTCTCCATTCTGGTACCAATCCCCAACGGGATCTGTAATGATTCAGCACACGACTCAGTACGCGCTCCAAAAAACTTGGGGAATACCCAGCGATTCTTCATCTCAGTTCGCAAGGTCTTTACCAATTTCTTGGTATCATCCCCATCTACATCGAACTTCTTAATTATCCAATCCTTCTGGCGTGGATACAGTTTAAGTAAGCGCTCAGCCCAGTGCATGTGGATGTCGAAGTCTGTCCATAGAGCCTTAATGAAGTTCTCATCCTCACTAGCCATGGCGATCACGCGGGCTTCAATCTGCCCGTAGTCAGGGGCTATTATCTTATACCCGGGAAGAGCTTGGATATACCGCCGAACCACCCTATCGGCTTCCTGCCGCTTGGGAAAGTTCTGTAAAGAAGGATCTTCGTATGACTTACGACCAGTGGCTGTCAATAATAAATTTACCCCCGGATGCAGTTTCCCATCTGGGTAAACTACCGAACGCACCCCTTCAATATAAGTCTGGTGCATCTTGTTATAGTGACGCAGTCGTAGGATATTTTTAGCTATCGGAAGTTGGATAGTGCTTAAGCGAGATTCCTCTGTGGAAATTCCCCCCTTCTCCGTCACCACCTCTCGCCGGTGTAGCATCTTGTGAAACAGCACCGCCAGATCAGTATTACTGAATGGATTAAATTCTCGGTGCTGCTTCTTTTGGAATAGTTTAGACTCTGGGCACTGTAACACTTTTTGCTGAGCCTTTGCTACCCGCTTGGCGAACTTCTTACTCAAGGAATTAAGTTCGTCCATGTTGACGGGAACCCCTTCGTGTATCCCCATCACTGTCGCTGGAGATGCCCGTACCAGATGTCGATAGATCCCCGTCAGCTTCTCATGGTCAACTGAGTGATTAAGTTTCTTTGTTCCCAATAAATAAGTATAGCGTGAATCTACCGCATTGTACCGTAACACGTCTTCTAGAGAACAAGCGATCAAATTAGTTTTATTCAACTGAGGCCCGATGGTTTTGATATCCAAACCAAAGTGAATCAGAGTCAGCGTACCCAGCGACAGCATACCTTTTCGCTCATCCAAGGCATAGCCCATCGCCATAGTATCTCCCCACTGGGTACCATATAGAATTTTACGGCCGTAGAAGTACCGAAACCACAGTAACTCGTAGATCAGGTTGTGACAAATCTTAGTACCACTATGCAGGATAAACCACTTAACTGCTTTATGTAATCGCACCTGCTGCTTCGGAGAAATCTTCCACTCGGGATGTGAGATAGGAAAAGCCACTGCCCGATCTCGCCCAGCTACTGCCATACTAACTATCCGTGACTCAGGAGCATGAGGGCGCATGACTGTATCTGCTGCTTTATCTCCCGCAGCTACGGGCTTGGCGTGTGTTTCTACATCAGTTCCCGTACTAGGTTCCTTAGCCAACTCTTTTAACGACCACTCAATCCTATCAACATCATCCAGTAACTCTACCCCATCCGTAGCCATCGAGGCAGTATGCACTGTTGGTGGAACAGGAGGAAATTTAATTGCGGCAGCTAGTTGTTCTAAATCCTTTTCAAAAATCAACCGCACATCACCCATGGTGTAGTCATGCTTTTTGCGGTTAATGAATGATGGGTGCCAGATAGGGTAAAACCAACACGAGTGACTACCAATCTTGACTGGTAGTCTCCGTCCTCGCCAAGAACCAATACCTTCCCGTATCTTAACTGCCCAATGTAAAGGAATACCTCCTGCACCGATAATGATTGCTGGTTTACTACGCTCAATATCTTCTTCGATGAACTTACGACAACACTCGATCTCAGTAGGTATCGGAGTACGATTCTTTGGTGGGCGACAACGCAGCACATTATTCCATCGCAGTAACTTGTCATCTACACCTACTTTACGAAGTATTGATCGAACCAAGTCACCTGCATCTCCGACGAACTGTTTTCCTATCTTGTCTTCTTCTGCTCCCGGAGCTTCACCCAAGATATAAGCAATGGGGTGCTTAGCTCCCGTTGCCTCCATCTTCGGATGTTGTAATGGTTCGTTATTCAACGGACAGGCTCGACACCGCACCCGGTGCAGTGTTTCTATCGAGATCCCTTTGGCTGCGGCAATAGCCTTGGGCTTGGCATCATCTGAGTAAAAGAAGCCCATGGCTATTTCGTGGCGACTAAATGCAGAATGGATTCACCAGCATAGAAGATAATAGCGTTCTTACTCTCGGTCAGAGTATCACACTTGGCCATGGCGCGGGCAAACTTCTTACCATCCACCATATACTCTTTACTCAAATTAAGAGTAGGCACTCGCTCTACGATACTACCCACTCCATCGGTAGTAGCTTGCAACCGGCAGCCATTCTCTTCTAGGTTAGGAGTAATACTGATCTCCCCCGATTCCCCTGCCACCAACATAGTACGCTCCGTAGCCAAACGGAGGGCCGGGGTAATCTTTACCAGCGCTTTTGCCGGTTTATGCTGGGCGATCAATTCATCCATTGCTGTATCCTCTAACGGCTTTACTTTAGCCGCGAGTAACACCTTACCAAACTCGGCCCGCACTACTTCCTTTCCAATCGTGAAAACCCCATTGTTCCAACGCTTACTAGATAGTAATCCTTTGTAGCGAAGCAGTTCAGATAGAAACCTAGGAGGAACTATACACTGCAGTTCCTCCTTGATTTTAGTACTGGTAGTAGCCTGAAACCGGGTGAGGGTAGTATTATCGGTAGCGTAAAAGCGCATACCCTTTGCCCCAACTTGCAATACGATACCTGACTGCCTAGCTACCGCTGGATTGAATAAGAAGCAGTCAATACAAAACTGCAACCCATCTACCAACTCCGGCAGCTTCTCCATAGGAATACTGCATAGCGTCTTGCCACCAAACTCAGCTACCTCCTCCTTCTTGAGTAGAAAGTTTGACGCATCTAATATGGGAAGATCGGCCTTCATCCGCCCCACCTTCACCCGTAAACTATTATCCTTCTCGGTAGAAAGTTTCAGTTCTTTCTTCTCGTCGAATCCCTGTAGTAAATCCCATAGGACCCGTGGTACCGCCACCCCTAACTCGGTTGGTACCCCACCCACCCGTTCCAGCAGAATATCATCGTAAGAAAATACTTGTCCGTCTGAGGTAAAACAAAACGAGTGGACAATGGGTATCATCCGCATAGATGCTTCAGCGGGAAGAGCTCCTTTCACGAACTCCAGTTTTGATCTTAACTCGCCGACGGTCGTCACTAGCATTGATGGTCACTCCTAAAAATTGTTTTTGCACTTGAATGGCTTTCTTAGTCGTCTTACCCATTACTGACGACCAATACGTTTCCAAGCCCCATAATTCTTTTACTAACTTCCGCTGCATGACATCTATCAAGCAATCCCGATGCTGATTATTGGTCAGAGGATCACCAGCCAAGTATAGATGATGCCCGGTGAACCCGACCCGATCCTGCCAGTCCTTACGGATCATTTGCATCATCCGATCATACAATACAATACCTACCACTGAACGAGCCAGGTGACTCTCCTGCATATCCTTAAAGGTATAGTCACACTCGGCAAATATCTTATCCATGTACTCACGCAACACCGGCGAGACAGATAAGTAATGCCCATTCTGATGCACCCGCCTGTCAGTAACAATCACCCGCTCAATCGTCACATTTCCTTTCCACCAAAAAGGAACACTGATATGTCCCATGGCGGCATTGTACCGCCAAGTAATCGAATCCACACTGTACCATGGCCACCGTGCAGCTAACCGCCCTGTCATGGCTAACCCATGCACCCGCGCCCGTGGATATCCTTTCTTATCGCAGATCAGCTTGAAGGTGGCATCTCCAAACGGGCGGTAGTCAAACCGCTCTTTTACTCCACCCATACCACCAACACAAAAGTACTCGTAGTTGTCCAGAATCCGCTTCAACCACTTAACATCCGAACGACTGTGGTAAACTGGGAGAGGTTTTAACCCACACGACTCCATGTACTTCAACACTTCCCAGGTAGCCTCTGGATTCCCGATCACATCCAAAGTCAAGTACATCTGCAGTTGATCCTTGAACTGATGTAGTGAACTAATATACCGCTGCAGATAATCTTTGAATTGGTGGGTTTTATGAAACCGCCCTTTCAACGAATCGGGCATACCCGCCCCATACTTTTGGTACATCGAAAAAGCTCCCGAGTCGAGAGCCCACTTAATCCCGTTAGGCTTCATCGGGAAGCTGATGGTGTGTCCACCATAACTTGTAGGTTTCCCATAAGTCTGCCTTTTGTAGACTCTCCCGCATCTCGATGCAGTGATAACACGTACCACAAGGCATAGGCGCCACTCCATAGCAGTTCCAGAGTCGCCGCAGGTCAACTCCTTGTGTATGCAGGTACGTCAATACCTTTTCTTTTGGCCATGGTTCCGGGCGAGATAACGGGGCATCGAAACGAATATGCAGGCGCGAGTCTTCTGAGACATGGTCAATCACAGCTTCCAATTTATGATAGAACTCAATACCTGTATCTCGAAAGGCATAGTTACTATACTGCACACACTCTGCTGACTTAGTACCCACTATAACAAACTGCAAGCCTAACGACTGTGCCCAGTTTGCTGCTTGTGCATTGATTACTAAATTTCTGATGGGTACATACGCTGCCGGAACCCCCTCAAACTCGGGAGGCAGACTTCGCATCATGTCACACCGAGCAGTTAGCAAGCCCCGAAACCGCGCGCCAAACCGCTGCTTTAAGAACCTCCCAAACCACTCAGCGGCCTTCTGTTCCTTTGCTTCGTACTCAACACCATAGGAACTAAAAAAGCCATAACACCTATCCACATTCGATTCAATAAGTACCCGCAATACAGCAGCAGCTGAATCATATCCCCCCGATATATGCGCCAAGATTTTCACAGGCCTACCTCCAGTAATACTGAATGGATTGCCCGATTGAAACCCTCTACCTCTTCGTCAGTGATTGCCCCGATAGTGCATACTTGGAATGCCCGTTCATCCCCCGGCATTCCGTAGGTCACATAATACCCGTGGTGAATCATTCGCTGACGAAACTCCGAGTACGAAAGCTTCTCGGGAAGAATAAAGTTCTGCACTACTCCGGCGCCAAACTTGGGATCAAGCTGTGGCAAAATCCCGGCCCGAATACGTAGAAAGGTTTGAATATCTGCCAACTGACGAGGGATTCGTTGCTGATGAAATACAATACCCGTACTATTCAGGTATGTACATGCTGCCTCTAAAGCGGAATACAACGCTACCGGTTGAGCAAAGCGGCACATACCATTCTTGTCTTGGGCATTGACTTCATCCCATAGATCCAAATAGTAACTAGCACTACGAAACTGCCCAGATACCTCTAAAAAGCTTCTCGAAGCAAACACCAACGCCAGCCCCGGGCAAGCCATAATTCCTTTTGACGAAGAAGCCGCCATGACATCCAGGTTAGCATAGTTAGCATTTACTGCCCACGCCACCGAAACAATATCAGCCCCTATCCAGGCCCCATACTTTTTGGCTAACTGGGGAAGTTCTACCACCCCATTGAAGATACCCATCCGGGTTTCATGCACCACATAGTATACCCACTTATAATCCCCCAACTGCAAACTAGACTCAACCACCGCTGAATCAATCGGGCGATCAAAAGGAAGATTCAAAACTTTAAAATCCAGATTAGCCGCACTGGCTTGGGTATAAAGACGTTGACCGAAGTACCCATTGACGAGCAGTAATCCTTTTCCCAACGAACTTAAGGCATGCAGACACACTTCATTCGCCGCCGTTCCTGTACCAGCAAATATCCCGGTGCGGTAATCAGATGACAACTCCAGCAGTGCCTTTGTCTCTTCCCGCACCGCATCGAAGATAGCCTGAAATATCGGTTCCCGATGATAGATGCAAGGAGGGTTTCCCAACGCGGCCCATACTGACTCGGGAATCTTCAAGGGTCCGGGAGTAAACGGAATCAATTTTCCGACCATGGTGGTTATCCTTTTATCAAGTTAAAGAATTCAGCGCGGGCTGCTGGGTCTTTAAGGAAAGCCCCTTGAAGAGCTGAGGTCATAGTAACATGCCCCTGCTTTTGAATCCCTCGTGCCTCCATACAAAGATGGCGACATTCCAGCACTACTGCTACCCCTTGTGGATTTAGAGCTTCCCATAACGCATCAGCTATTTGACGCGTAAGACGCTCTTGCACCTGCAACCGTCGAGCAAAGATATCCACTACCCGACTGATCTTACTCAACCCTACGATCTTCCCGCTAGGGATATAGGCCACATGCGCTACTCCGAAAAAAGTAGCCAGGTGATGCTCACACATACTATAGACTGGAAGGGCTTTGAGTAGGACCATTTCGCTATACCGTTCTGCCCCATCTTCAAATACCCGCAGAGCCTCTTCTGGTTTTTGTGAATAGCCCTGCGTAAGGAACTGCATGGCTTTTAGATACCGCTTTGGTGTTTCCTTCAATCCTTCACGGTTGGGGTCATCTCCCAAGTAAGAAAGAAGTCGACGAATTTCGTCCTCCATCACTGAATCCTCAAAAGAAAAAGGGTACTACCACAGTATCCGACGCAGGAGCCATAAATGTATGGCATTGCCCTCGACTCGGCAGTCTCGTGGTTTGCAGCAAAGCGTACTGTGGGTTCCCCTTGAGTTGTGGTTACTTCTTGATCTTCCCTGCTTCGAGCAGATCCTTGTAGACGACCTGGAAGGAAGCATACCAACCACGGATCGAGCTGTCCTTCACATCAGTGAAGCCGCCCTTCTCCAACTTCGCTTTGATGGCTTCAAAGCTCATGGTGGGATTTGCTACCAGGAGAGACCGCACCTTGGCACTTGCCGAGCCGCCTTTTTTCTTGGCCGGCTTTTCCTTCTTGACTTCCTTCTTACCGACTTTCTTCTTGGCCGGCTTCTCGTCTTCTTCTTCTTCGTCTTCTTCGTCTTCTTCGACTACCTTCTTGACGGGCTTCTTGCCTTTGACCGCTGGCTTTTCCTTCTTCTTCACCGAAGACTTTTTCGAAGGCTTCTCATCTTCGTCCGCATCTTCGTCTTCTTCGCCGTCAGCTTCTTCAGCTTCATCTTCGTCTTCTGAATCCGCGTCGTCAGATTCAGAATCTTCCTCGTCAGCTTCTTCAACCTTGGGTTTTTTCTTACCCTTACCCGGCCCTTTGGCTGCTTTCTTCTTTGCTGCTGGAGCTTCCTCTTCGTCTTCCTCGGCTTCGTCTTCATCTGCTTCCTCCTCGCTGTCTTCGGACTCTTCGTCCTCGTCTTCGTCACCGACTTTCAGGCCGTCTTCGAAACTGGGAATGGTTTCCTGCTCGTTGACTGCCGCGATCGCCGCCGTTGCCCACTTCTGTGAATCCTTGGAGAGCTCTTCGAACTCGTCGTCCTTCATAGCATTGATAAGGTCAACCAATTCTTCGAAGTACGACTCGGGACTGGTATAGTCGGCCCGCTTGATACCAGTCACGTTCTCCAACTCCTTCTGTACTGCCACACTCGCTTTTGACATTGTGAATAGACTCCTTTTGGTTAGTTAAAGATAAGCTTCCCCCAACCACTTTCTGGTTTCTTCTCCTCCCCCCTTCCCCATTTTAAGTCCTTCCGGTAATGACCAATCCCGCCGAAGTAAATACTCGGCCATGTTTTCAGCAGTCGGATTGAAGGGTACCAAGATAACACCATCCGAGTTAAGTTGCAAGAGGGCAGCAGATACCGGATCTTCTTTCCATACCATGAACCGGTGATCCCAATTATCTTCTACCCACTGGCACAAGATTGACTTGATTACCCCAAAATCCAGTACCCGCCCGAGACTATCTAATTCTACAGCCCCTTCTGCTTGGAATCCTCCTTTCACTGTAAAGTGAACTCGATAGTTGTGCCCGTGGAAATGCCGACACTTCGACTCATGCCCGTAAACTCGATGCCCTGCTGAAAAGTCATGAAACCGTGTAGCTGAAATTGGCATACATACACTCCGTTATAGATACGACAGAAACTGCTTGACTGCTTTCTTATTCATCGCACCAAAGTCTTTCCATGGTGCTGGACAGCAATTTATACCTACCACTCGTCGTCCATCTATTTGCCGAGCCACATGCAGCGCTTCAAACTCAAACTCGTTATCGAATCCCACCGTTACTTTATCGAAGTTGACACTGTAGTTCCACAAGATCTGTAACTGCTCTGCTGTTGGAGCTATTCCACATAAAGCAACCGCACGAATTCCCTGCTCTGCTCCATATAGATCCAGCTTAAGGGCATCTACTGGGCCTTCTGTGATTACTAATACCTTCCCAAAAGTTAGTAAGGCGTCGTAGTTAAACAGGGTGGACTTCAAATCCACTACACTCTCAGCAACCGGTAGGTTTTTATAGCGCAGTTCGGCCTCTGGATAAATGGATCTAGCTGTAAACGTAACTACTTCTCCATTCTCAAATACTGGAAAGATGACGCGGTCTTTATACTCGCCCGATATCCCTGCCCTCAGTGTATATCGAGAGATCACAGTTTTAGTTGACTCAGCAAACCGCGAACGAAGATATCGGTAAACCCGTTTAGTAGCTACATCAGTAGTAGATATCTTACGAAACTGGGATAGAAGGACTTCTTGCTGTGACTTGACTTTGGATACGGGAACTTGTGTAAGACTACTGACTACGTCCTGCATACTATTTGGATTCATTACTACCGCCGACCCATCCAGCATATCGTAGGCTAACGAAATACTACACCCCAGTACCTGTGCTACCAATATCGCCGGGTTCTTTCCTCGATGGACCGCTGATCGCCAACAGCCATAATACCCAGTCTGTTTATTGACCCCTAGGTGCCAAGAAGGGTCGTTATCTCCACACCACGGACAACGTAGATTAAAATTCCCCCGCGCTACGTTGGGTCCGCTTTCCACGCACTCGACATTATGGGCCCGGAAAACTTCCAGCACCTTTTCACCAATCATAATTTACTTGTCCCGTTCAAGACAGCATCTAGTAGTTCGCGGTTTGACTGTAGATGTTGTAGCTGCTTTGGTTCTATAGTATCAGTACTCAATAGGAAGTACAAATACGATCTTTTGGTTTGACCGGTTCGATGGATCCGTTTTATCGCCTGTTTATAGGTAATCAAACTGGTCGGAAGCTCATAAAAAATGGCATGGTTGGCTACTTGCAAATTCAAGCCTACCGCACCAGATTCTAAATTAGCAAGCAGTACCCGTATCTTAGGATCCTCCAGAAACTTAGTGAGTGCTGGTACTTTGTTCTTGACCGAGCCATCTATCTTGACGAACCTGACTTTCCCCCGTAGTGCTTTCTCTAGGGCTTTACCCGAAGCAATAAACTCATAAAAAATAACTACCTTGTCATCCTTCACTAACGTCGGCAGCTGCCCGACTACCCACTCTATCTTGGAATTGGGAAATTCCAATATCCCGTAGTCGGTCTTCAAAAACGAAGAAGCCAACTGGCGTAGTTTCATAAAACTGTTCTTGAACTTTAGTAGCCCACCTTCTGCTTTACCCAGTAAAAGGGCGGCGGTTCGTACAGTGTCCCGAATCTGCTTATAGTAGGCGCTAGCTTCTGCTGCCAACGGGATAGAAACTTCTATCTCAACTAGTTCAGGTAGGTCATTGATCTCCGAGTCAGCATAAGCCAAGGAACGATGCTGTCGTACTTTCGTCAGTAGTTTCTTCTTACGACGATCAAAATGGTACTCGGGCCACCCTGACCAATAGTTCTGCTTAGCCGTAAAAAATGCGGCCCGATATAATGAGATAGTGTTTCCTAATGTCGCTCCACGATCTATCAACTTAAACTCTGCCCAGAAGTCAATCGGATCTACTCCGGTAGGAGTACCTGTCAGACCATACCGATAAGGAATTACTGAACTAATAGCTTTGCATAACTTGTAAGTCAGGCTCTGATGATTTTTGCAGTTCTGGATTTCGTCAAACACCACCAGCTGAAACTGCCGGGCTAACCGCTTGACGTCTGCCAGATCTGGCACCATCCGGTTTTTGACTTTCCCATTTTTACCCACAACTTTAGTTAGGGTACAGAATAGATGCTGCAACCCTGCATAACTCAATACATACACCTCTGCCTCGGTATCTGTAACGAGCTGTGCTCGTCGCTGCTTGATTGTCCCCAAAAGGAGGGATGCTCGTAAATCACTGTGTGTTTTAACCTGTGTGCCCCAGTTGTAGACGTTTACCTCGTTTTCTACAATCACCAAGGCTTTTCGTATCTGCCCCAAACCCTTCCTAGCAGAAATAATATCCAGAGCTATTTTGCTTTTACCAACCCCAGGATCGTAGAAAAATAAATACTCCTGACACCGTAACCCAGCATATAAACCTACCCATTGGTGAAACCGGGGGGTAGTTAATGGGCGAAACTGCCATCCCTTACGCACCGCTAAACGAAGTTCGCTTTGATGGAGCTTTTTCAGCTGCCGCCAGTCATCCCGCGGTTGGGCTAGGTAATCAGCAAGAGCTGATTTAGCTATCATCGGCTGGCGCATCTGCCCCATTAGCCACCTCCGCTAGATATTCTTCTGGGCGCAGTAATAATGCTGCGTCAGTATTAAATTGCCCCGACTCATAAGATTGAGATATCACTACTGTAAAACCACTACGCTCATCTCGCACTTTTGCTGCATATAGTCTGGCCAGACCTAACTGCTTCTCACTGGGGGTTTGGTTATAAGTAAGCACGACATCTGAGATCGCTGCCTTGGAGTAATCCTCACTCATGTGCTTTAACCCGATATAGCGAGCATCTTCTCCCTGCCGATTAGACTGGGTTGCGGTAATTACTGCTAAGTTCCGCTTCACTCCCAATCCTCGTAACTCTTTATAGACCCGTCCCGTATCTACTCGCAGTAACTGTGTATCTATGTCCATTAAGTCGGCGTAGTCAATAATCAATACATCCGGGATGAACTTTTCTGTTCGTTCTAACAAATCCAAGTAAGCAGAAAGCTCTTTGATTGATAAACTAGCGGTAGGAAATTCCTTGACGATCAACTTGAACCGGTGAGCCAGATGCTGCTGGGTCAGACGTTTCTTGACCAGTAATAATCCAGAGTCACTACTCAATGCTTTACGCCGCAGATATTTGAAACGATGCCCCCGGTAAATACCCTGTCGCCTAGACAAGACAGTATACCGCACCCTCTGCTTCTCATGCCCCCGCACCAGCGCGAATAACGACTGCAAATACCGGGACAGGATCTTTGCTTCAGACATTTCCAACGTCACATGCAATACCTTAAGCCGCTGCATAAGACAATGCTTACCAATATGAATCAGCCCCCACGTCTTACCCCGATTGGTTGGGGCCATAAAGGTCAGTAGCCCTTTCCGTACTGGTCCAATCCCCAACTTATCAAAAGGGGGAATCCCCATCTTGAAAGCAGGGGGTTCGGTTTCTAGTTTATTCAATACCGCCCGAGCATCTCGTAAACTAACTCCCGGGTCGAACGCAGCATCATGCTGGGATATAGCTTTGAGAATGACATCCGAGGCCTTATCGAAATCCCCAAGCTGAACCAACTTGGCCGATTCTACTATACCAGCCTTGAGTCGCTGCTGTGTCAAGAACTCTCGTAGACTACTGAGAATGAATTCTTCGTTGAATCCTTCTTTATAGACATAGTGCAGGTCTTTTAATGCCTGCCGGTAAGCTTCGGCTTTCCGATCTCGTCCAGTTAGTTCAGCATCTAGCAAGTCAGCTATATGCGCTTTAGGAGCCTTCCCGAACTTACGGTAATGCCGTACTGCTCGATCAGCTATCCGTCGATAGATCTCGTTATCAAATAGCTGAAGATGCACCAACCCAGAAGCAACTCCTGCTCCCAGGTCAGAATAGCACAAAAGGGTCAGGACATTTTCTTGTAGTGAAAGCTTCATCTACCACCTATGGAAGATCTAACAACTTATGAAGTTGCAAACTTATTCGATACCCGTATCGTAAAGCGATGTCTTTAGTTAATTGAATGTTCCTCTTGGTTTTCTCCTCGTCATGCTCGTCGCATGGTTGAACATATACTGGGACCCCCCCATACGGGCGCATCAGCTTATGCTCAGTATGTGTGTATGGTTTCAATGATTCAGGCACATCCCACTGCGTACCGATCAGTGGTAGCCCATCATCCATACTTACTTGCCCTTCTCGAATGATGTACTTGAAAGCGGTAGCCCGTTTATAAACATGAGGGTTCAGTACGGGAGTCTTGGGAGAGACCACAATAGATAACGCCCCGCTCGCCAGTAGTTCTTCTACTCGTTCTCTTTCTTCAGGCACTACCCACTTTGTTCCTGCCGTCTCTACCTGCGTGCAAATGTTATTTACTGCTAACAGAGCTACGAAGGGAATGAAATTTTGCAGGAAGGGTTCCCCACCTGTCAACACTACCCAACGCACCGGTGTCCCTTCCATTTTATGCTTTACCAGATAAACCAAGTTTTGAATACTTATTGGTTCTCCTGTCTCGAATTCAGTATCGCAATTATGCGCTAAAACTGAATTCGCAAAATATGTATGAGTATCTTCTACCTCCAGATTGTAAACTTGAATTTTTCTAGTCAACGATCCCGCTAATCTAGCATAGGCTTTAGGATTACTAAGACTAGTGATATGCTCAATTTTTGTAACCTTAGCTCCATTATGAACTATTTCGGATAAAGAGCTAATCAGTTGTCTAAGAGCTAGCACTCGCCCCGATCCATACGGCAAACCTAGGCTTCTAGCCTTAGGAGCTTGTACTGGAAGACAGTACAAGCTATATCCTCGTTTCGAGAAATAGGCTTTTCTCTTTTTCTGCCATAGAAGATCTCTGCCTAAATACTCTGTCTGCTCACCAGACCAGACGTCTATCGTCTTGTTCGTTCCCAGCACTAAAAAATCAGGACAGTACCGCCCCACGAACAGCTTGCCATTTCCCACATATTTTATTGGAAGTTTAGCTTCCTCAACTGCTTGTATTACTAACTTTTCAATTGAAGAAATACTATGCTTTCTATTCTTATAAGAAGCGATAGCAACCGAATCCTGGCGCATGGGGTTGTCCGTCTTCATTCTTCGTTTAACTATTTTTCCTATATTAGTAGTTCTCCAAGTTTTCTTCATGCGTTTGCTAGACGCTACCCGAGCACCATTACTACGCACTCTTCGCAGCATAGCAGAGTGAACATGAGAAAGGGTAATCGGATTTCTTATGGTCATTCTATCACTTTGAGTTAATTCAAAAAGGATATCCCCTTCTTGTAACTTTCCAGCAGTGACCCAACCCTTACCAACTACGTATAAGGGGTGCTCGCTAGTAACATACAAACTTTTAGATCCTGTGTGTATCTTAAGTATCGAATTTACTTGACGGGTCCACACATTAGTTACTTTCTTTTTTACTATTTTACTTAAGTCGTTATCATAACTTAAAACCATAGTTCCTTTGAGAATATCCTTAATCCTTACTTTAACCCCACTAGCAGTTTGGATCCACGTGCTACCACTAAAACAAAAGGTGCAACGTAAGTTGCAACCAGTCAATCGGACAAAAATAGCGGGGGTGCCAGATAGTGGCCCCTCTCCCTGAATAGTTTTGAAAACTGAGTTAACTGTTAACGCAACACCTGCTGCGTTAGACGAACCAACTAGTTTATTTTTTCCAAACACAGTAGCTCCTTACTTACTTAGCTTACGATTGATCCGCTCTAACTGATCGTATAGATGATCTTCCCTGTCCACCCGCAATACCTTTCCCTCTTTAGTAACATAGACAAGCATGTGACGCAGGTACCCCAGATCATTATACCCGTAGCAGCTAACCATCGCGTAGGCCGTCGGAATACGGTCCTGTGGAGCAGCCAATCTAGCATCCCATGCCATGACTTCTTGGTCATCCCGACATCCAGCCTTTCTGGCTTCTGGGTACTCAGCCAACCAATCCTTATTGAAGTTACTCAAGACACATCCCGATAAAGAAAAAACCAACAGAGCTAATATAGCGCGTATCATAACACACCTCCTCTAAATAACAGATTTACTGTTTACCACACTCATACTGTTTACAGCTCAAGAACCACTACTGACATTTGAAACTATCCCATTCTCTGAAGCATCACCTGATTTAAGCAAGACCCGCTTAGTAGCTAACGCAGCAAACGAATCCGGCACTTGTCTACGCAACCCATATAAAAATGCCGCCTCATGCTGCATAATATGCTCATTACCATTTTCTAAACAAACCACTTGTAATGTTTTTGCCTTTATAACTTGTACTTCAAATACTGCTCCCACTAAAGATCCTACTCGGCATAGATATAATAAGTCACCTACCTGTAACCCAGAAAACTCGTTCTTCACCATCGAGAAAATATCTTCTTTTGGGATAGGCCATCCATCAGCCGAAACAGTAAGCACCACTATAGGAACGCTATTAGTATTAGCGCTCACCCCCAACCAATACACACCCCCTAACATATTCTATCCCTCCCGAAGCTGATTGAAACTACTACCCTGATCCCGCATACGAGTCAAAATCTCTTCTCGTAATGCCACAAAGGAAGGATATACTTTACCCAGCAGATCAGCCACCTTTGGAACCGGCCCCATATCCGGAGATACCCGGACTAACTCACACGGGCGTTCACCGCTCTCCTCTGGTGCTTTATACCCACGGATATGCACCACTACCGAATGGTTCGGAGATAACCGAACCAAGCGCAAGGCAGAATAAGTGTCTACATTAGTGCTCATCTTAATCCTAAGTACTACACCGACAGTTATACATACGAAACGAACCTGATAAAAAGGAATTGTTACCAGTTGCAAAATCCATTCCGAGCATATATCTATCCCCACCCAGTAAGTAATGCTCTCTTGGCATCATAGACAGCAATCTTCTCTGGTAGATAATCCATGATGTTGTACATGACCAAGTCGCTACCTTTTAATACTACCTCTTCCCCATTACCCATACACCGAACCGTAACTGAGTGCAATTCAGACGTAACAGTAGTAGTAGTACTCAACACCTCCAACTCTCTCCCTGTCATTCCCGATGGAAGGAAGCTAGAACAAATATATAGGTGCGTACCCGGTTTCAAAAACCTACGCAGTGACCGCCACTTCTTTCGAATCCTTCTTCGATCATACCTCCCCTTCTTACGCTCAAGAGAATCTTCATCCCATGTATCAAAGTACCCTTTCTTAAAATCTCGAATACCGGGCGGCTTATTAGCTATTGTGGTCATAAGCGTCTACCTCGTCACCAGCATCATCGAGTAATACTCGTTTGGTATCAACGATCGCCAAACTAGCTGGTAACTCTAACCGAATATCATACGTAACTAAATTACCGATATGAAGTTCAAACTTCCGACCAGAGATAACATCCTGACAATGTATTACCCTAAGTCTAGGATAGAGGTCTACCACCTCTAATTGTCGCCCACTAGCTCCTATTAGAATGAGTCCATCAGTAGAACAAATATAAACTAGCGCCCCTTTGTGTAGCCCCGGTTTCAACTCTAACCACTTCTTTTCTTCCCGCTGTTTTCGCTGCGCAACCACTACCACAGTAGTCCGTTGTGCAGAGGCTTTACTAATTACACGCAGTAATTCCACATCCTGAATATGACCTATCTGGTACAAGATGCTAGAAGCCTTTGCTTTTTTCTGTGGCTTTTTCATATCACAGCTCCAAGCGCACTACTTCACCAAATGGCACCTGATCTTTATCTGTGGTCATTATCCACAACGTTGGATAGGGAGGGGCCTCCGTAGGAAAGCTGCCCCAACCATCTGTCAGATAAATCAAACAGGCCGGTTCCAACCCTTCCTTCTGCACCCACTCAAACGGGGGCGCAAAGTTCGTACCCCCTCCTCCCTTAGGGCGTAACTGCAAGTCATCTCCCGGCTCATACTCCTCTACCCGCTGCACTCGAGCGTCGCAGTAAATCACATGCACCCGTTCTGGCTTTACCTGCGCCATTATAGCAGAGATCTCCCCTGCGAACTGCTTCAGTTCTTCTGAACCAATGGAGCCGCTGGTATCGACCACCACCACCAGCGGTGGCATCTGCTCGGAGTGTAACACTGGTAAATACAGCCGGGATGCTACATACCGTGGATTAGGTCTCCGCCACGAGTAATCCAGCTTCGCTGCCTGCTGTACGAACCGGTGCAGTATCGCCTTCCAGTCCACCTTAGGACGTAAAGCTTCACCAACCCACCGATCCAATTCTGCTGGTAGCTTACCTTGCGATTTAGCTACCTTCGCCGCTTGGGCCGTGGCTATCTTCCAGTCAGCCTCCTGGTCAGCCGCTCCCTCTGCTGGGGCATCCCGCACCTCTCCCGGGCCATACGTCGACCCACCTTGTCCTGGAGCTTGCCCTTGCTTTCCCTGCTGACCCCGCCCTTGCCCTCCTCCCTGCTTACCCGACTCACTATTAGGAAGTAAGGAATAGATCAGCTCCGCTGACTTACCTTTAAACTGTGGAGAGTTCAAACACCCGTCAGGAAGAGTCATACCAGCCCCTTCTACTATCGGGTTGATGGCATAGTCACAAGCATCATTCCACTTTTTCATATCTCGATGCTCACGACGCCACGGGTGCCCATTGGAACAATGTAACACCTCATGGCACACCACCCCCTTTAACTCCGCTTGAGATAGGGTCTCCACAAAGGCTGGGTTATATCCCAAATGTAAACCATCCGTCCACAACGTCTCACAAGCCGGATCCTCCTGACACCGTAACCGTAGAGCTAATGCCCCGAAGAAGGGTTCAGATAGGATCAATGCTGTACGAGCCCGCACGATCATCTGTTCGGCTTTATCCATGATCCTTCTCCTCCTCTTCTAGAACACCAAACGAGGCTTCCAACTCCTTATCCACCACTGCTCTGACCGCTTCAAAACTATGACCATGGATAGAGGCATTAAAAGACCGAGTATACTTACCACCTACCAACTCCTGCACCTTTACTACCACACGCGTAGTGGGTTTAGGCTTTTTTCCGAAGTTAGCCATTGGTCACCTCCATATACGCCGCCATAGACTTGTGGATTGCTTCGGCCTCCTTCGCCACTTGCTTCCGCAAGACGTCGTCCTCCCGCAGGTTATCCATCTGGTACTTGCCCAGCTTGTCCAGTACCTGCTTCCGCACCTGCTCCAACCGCTTGTCTTCGGTTAAGTTCAGGACTGGGATTTGCTCACAGAGCTCCTTGAGATTCCCTAACAATGAATCCCGCAGGACTGCGTCAGACTTGGCCAGCCGGGTCGTAAACTTACCCGTCATATCATACAGGCGCTGCCACAGATCCTGCATAGCCTTGTCCAAGCTGCTACGGACATCCGACTCCAACTGCTTCCGTAACTGCCCCACTTGCTGATCACTCAGCTTGACTCGGAAGTCAGAAGCCGCTGGTACCGGGAAGGCCTTGACTCGCATCGAATACCACCCCTTGATACTAGCAACTTCGGGGTAATCTTCACCCCGATACATTGATCCCAGAAACTTCTTGGCCTTCTGTTGCAGCTCTGGGTATGAACTGACGAAGGTATGTACCGCCGTATCGAACTCCTCCACCTGCTCCCGCAACTGATCCATATACTTCATGTATCCCGCGGTGGAGATGATACGCATACCCCCATCAGCCCATGGTAAGGTCAACTCACGATGCAAAGCCCGAGCCCGGCCAATACAGCGCTCGATCTCAGACAGGGCTGAGTTAGGAGGTAGTAACCGCTTACTATACACCCCCGCTGCCTTGGACTCGGCCTTGTGCGACTTCGCCACCTCTGTACTAATATCATCATCAGTGCGACGCGCCCACCAGGCTGTGACATCCAGATCCACCAGGATAGCCCTCGTAGATAAATCGAAGGGCTTACTCTGTTTCTTTACCTTAACCATTGAACACCTCCCCCCGCATCAGTTTCCCGACCGGGCTGGTTGCCATCTTTACGAATGCTTGGGAATCGGTCAGAGCCGGCGTACGACGGACGCTATCCTTCATCAGAAGAACCGCGAACTCCGCATGTGATGCCTTGACCAACCGCTCTCCGTATCTTACCACTCGGTCGAAGTTCTGTGGGTTTGCTGCTGCGGCTAACGCCCCGCAAATAGCAAACAGAACCGAAGGCTCAGTTGGTACAATAGCTTTTTCCGGATCCTTTAGTACCTGTAGCGGATCTGGGAGCTGCCGGAACAACTTGAGGAAGGCCGTCAACTCCACTGCTGCTCCTTCCCCGACCGCACCCGCATATACATGAAACTCCAGATCTGACGGGATCCCCAAGCCCATTGCCCGCCCCACCGCCGCCCACGTACGAGGACAGGGGCTATTACTGATGTCTGCCGAGGGATTAAAGTCATGCAACAGATCAGACCGGAATCGCAGGAAGGCGACTACCTCCGGCGGCATCTTATGTGTCAGGGCCCACTCGATCCAATCATCCAACGACGTACGCAACTCGAGGATGCTGGAGAACCGTGACTTTACCGGCTCCAATATACCCCCCACTCCTGCACGATCACTACGCCGGTTGGTTGCCGCCATGAAAGTCACAGTATCAGATAACTTGTGACCGTTGATCTGCCGGGCCAGTAGTAAGTGCATGGATGCAGCCTGCACCGCTGGTGTCGCTTGTCCCAGATCATCCAGAAAGCATACCGTCGGCTTCTTGGTCTGGATCATCTGCTGTAACTCCCCATAGGGTAGGAACTCGGCGTGGGTTCCATCCTTACTCGGGAACGGGAAGCCCTTGTAGTCAGTTGGATCCGATACTGCCGGGTGACTCAAGATCAACTCGTACTTCAGATCCTGGGCTACCTGCGCCACGATATCCGACTTACCCACACCGGGAGGCCCAGCTATCAGAATTGGCTCCCGCGCCGGGATCAGCTTGGTCAGAAGCTGCGTTAACTGCTTCGGGTTTACTGCGACTGTGTTACTCATTTTACTACTCTCCTTTGCCTCATCTCATGAGGCGCTGATTGAATTAACTACGGTGCTTGCTTCCGGGTGAAGACACAATCCTTTTCGAACTGTACAAACCAGTCCGGTTTGCTGGGCCGCCGATCAATCCACATGGCCGTTACAAACGATCCAGCTATGAACCCGACCAGCAACCCAACATACAACCACAGTATTTCTTCCATGGAACTCTCCTTACAGGTTAAGTCAGTTTACCGTCACCCACCGCATACAGGTTTGAATGAGATGGTTGTAATCACCACGCATCGCCTCCTGCTGAAATTGCAGGATCTCAACCTTGGATATACCACTACCCCGCAACGCGCGAGCCACCCGTCCCAGAATGGCATACGCATTACCATTCTGCTCACTGAGATCGACTTCGATGTGCGGATACCTGCATACCAGTTCCAACTCGACTTCATGAAGTCGCCGCTCTTCACCAAGCCCATCTATTTTGACTATGTAAAAAGAACTGGGGGCTGAAACCACTACCCCAGTATTATTCACAATAGATTTGGCTGGGCACTTATTAGTGACCCTAACTTTATCTCCGACATTAAACATAGCACACTCCTGCTTAAAGACGTACTTCGTTAACGCGGAACTTCACCCACCAATGCGAGTTCTTCGCAACGCCAGCGCCGCCGCGAAATGGCTTGTACTCAGTTCCTTGAGCGACGATCTCCACAGCGAGTCTTGGCGTCTCCAGTGATTGTTTCACACGCTGCGCGAAGTCCTCAGCTGTGTGGCCGTGAGTAAAAAAGAACTCATTGCGCACCGTGAAGATGCCATCCTTGTGAGAGACGCTATCAGCGCCAATCACGTTCTCGCGAATAACTTTTACTGTCAGTTTAGTCATGCTAGTTTCTCCTTTTCATCATTGCCTCGATAATCGGCTGAGGCGCACCGTCAGACATTACTGTCTGGGTAACTCGTACTTAAATTCGTTCTTGTGAATCGTCTGCCCACACTTCAGATTCATACACTCGTATACTGTACCTCCAGGCAGTAATTCTACCTGACCACGACAATGTGAGCAAACCCTGCCCGCTTTTTTCTGCTTCGGTTTCTTCAGTAGGTGGACTCGCTTCATGACTCACCTCCGACTACCAAGTAACTGGGGTTCGACCAGATGAAACTGCTCGGCCATCCCGACCGGTTCTGGTACCGAGACGAACTGCTCGACAGCATTACGATCTGATGGGAGGGTGGTAATATACAGGGTGCGTTTACCGGAAATGAACTGACGGGCAGCTTGCAACCCATCCACCCCGATGAACCGCTTGATGGTGTCGCCCGTCTTGCGCCGCTTGACCATGAATAAAGTATCCAGTTGCTGTACTAACCGGATCCGCTTTTTGCGCTTTAGTTTTATCCGTTTCATTTTTTACTCCTTTGCCTCATCTCATGAGGCGCTGATTATTAGTTAGTGTAAGATACTTACTGCATCACCAACTAAAACTGTAGTGCTTGCTGAGCCGACTTTGCAGCAATCTCCGGATCTTTTGTACGCCACCAGCCAGATAACTGTGATACAAATTGGCCACTCGGAGCCTCAACTGATCCATACACCTCACCAGAGGCATCTGACATCCATAAAAAATTATAACCGAAGCCCAACTCAATCACTCCTCCATCAGGGGCATTCTCAATTTTTTCAATTTTGCTTTCCATGTTTATACTCCTTTTCATCATTGCCTATCTTTTAATCAGCTCAGGTTTGTAGGCGATACCTGTTTTCGACATACATATTATAGGGTATGCAAACGAGGGAAACAATCACCCCGCCATCCGGTGATTACCTACGTTTTTAACGACCTGTGCTGAATACCCGGGAAATTCTGCTTCCAGCAAGGATCCGGCTTTGCGTAGCTGCTCACAGACCGTCTTTATTGTCAACGGCACCCGCAACCGTTGCAAGCGAGATCCAACTACCCCATAACACAAGCGAGTCACCTCAGCTAGATCAATCCCCTTAGATAACTCATGAACGGTCGTGTAGGCCTGCTTGATCGTGCGGGCCATGACTTGATGATTAGATAAGATCACATGCAGCGGAGGAGGGCTAGTGCTGGTATCCCGTTTCAGTAAAACTTGGATGACGGTATAGAACTGGAGAAGGCCACGATCGGTATCTGATTGCTGTTCTAATAACTGCTGTGCTGCAGTATGGATCCGCAGCAAATCCTGGCGGGGAAGTAACGGAAGGAGAGCTAACAGCTTATCGGCTTCGCGCCGCACGTAACACCCCATCTAGTAGTGAGAATAAATCTAAGCGCTCGGTTTGTTTAGCCCACCGACGAATCGCCGGTAACCTATACCGAATCCCATCCCGTGTATCCCCTTTTATTCGTACCACTGGCATGCCGTGCCGCTTTCGCCATAACCAGATCGTCACGCGGCTGCGGCCGACTATTTGTTGCAGGGCTTTCGTTGTCAATAAGTCGCTCATGGGCTACCCGGCAATATATATGGTACCAGCCAGGTTAACAAATTATTTAACCCCACCAGTTTGCTGAGAAAGCCACCAGTCCCTTACCGCGTCACAGCGGGCGAGCTCAGCTCGACACTGGACGGCGTTGTTAGCGTTGTGGCTGATCTCGGCTGGTTGGGTAATGGTTGAAATGGTTTGCTCTTCTCCAGTAGAGAGGGGGGTGGGCTCTGGCACGCCCCACGAGGAGTTGAGCAGGCTGACAGCCCCACGAGTAAGATCACAATCAGGATTCTGCTTAACATACTTGATTACCTCCTGTATCTGGTACTTCGGTTTCTCATTAGCCAATATACCATACTGACCACTTAACCATGTCAGGGCCTCGTCAGATGCTTTCCTGGCTTTATTCGCCGATACTACATCCGCCTCCAACTGCGCTATCTTTCCCGCGTTATAGAATTGCTTGACGGCCCAACCACCCGCCGTCATACCGACTAGAAAGACTCCCCCGATGATGACTAACTTTGACTGCCAGGTTAAGGGATTCATGGGCACCACCCTTGTCTAGCTCCACCACTATACGGTCGCCCAATACCCGCTTGAATCAACGCAGTAGTCAAACTAGTACCATCTTTACCCGTTACTACCGCATCATCATACCGCCCACTATACTTGTCTGGTTTTACTGCTCCAATCATCAGTGGTTGGTTGGTTTGTATCCAGGTATCAGTGAATGCTTTTGCCTTGACTGCCAAATCTCGTTCACAAGCAGTAGAAGCCCGCAGCTCGGGGGTATCTACTCCTACTACTCGTATCGAAGCATCCACAATAATGGCTGGCCAGATAGTCACATCTGCTCGGATGGTATCTCCATCTACAGCAATGGGAGCCGTAAGCTGATAGGGGCCAAAGAAAACGGCCTCCGCCGGTCTACAAAGTAGAGTAATTCCCAACACTACTAAAAACACAAACGGCCCGAAAAAGATCTCACGAAGTTTCATGGTGCCTCCGCTGGGGGTTTTAACTTACTCCGCTGGCCAATCACATCCACCGCTGAATCAGCCATATATCCCATCATAAAAGCACTGGCTTTCGTCAACTCGTCTGTCCCGTATAATAACGAAAACCCAGCTACCGCCCCCACCACAGACAAAATTGTCTGGTATGGATTACTCAGATAGTAGACTCGTGGGCTGATAAACTGGCCAGTGCCTGTCTTAATCTGAGAAAGAGCTTTCAGAAAATGAGTAGCCAATCCATACAGTAACATAGATACCGGGCTCACGAAAATAAACTGAGCCCATAGTGTAACTGTATCTATAGACATAATACCTCCTCTAACGAACACGACTTAAAATTTCGGTTAACTTCTTATCCATACTCTGCCGCTGATCACGAAGCTCATCTCGTAGTATGGAAATCTTCCCATCCTGTTCTATTTTGTACTCCTGTAGCTTTTCCCTCAAAACAACTATATCTTTGTCTTGATCTCGGTTGGTCAAAAACGTACTAAATGCCCCTCCTATGATAGAAACAAAAAGGAGCGCCACCACTGTCGTAACTATCTTCTTTACCCAATCCATAACCCCTTTTGGAGCATTGTGCATTAGTAAAAACCAGAAACCATCGCAGACATGGATAAACTTATCACTAACAGAATGCAGTAGGTTAATCATAACTGCTCCAATGCTGCGACTGCATCTAGCAATCCTTTAGCTATTATTTCGCACCCTATATCCCGTACCCCTTCTATAACCCCCCGGTTATAGATAAACTCCGGCTCAATAATTAACGAAACCGGCTTAGTCTTGGCCAAGAAGTAATCTACCTTCTCATCCCCTTCTACATCTCCAGGGTAATCTACATGTCCCGGACTATCCTGTCGATACCATCCTTCCTTTATTCCCCGACTGGGTGGAAAGATAGAGCTCATAGCATTCTGCACTATCTGTGCCGCCGCTTGCCCCTTCTTTGACCGTGGGCAATATAGCGTCTCACATCCTTTCTGCTTCTTGGAGATGTCGCTATTGAAGTGCACCTCTGCCACCAGTACGGGAACTGGGCGATAAGTATTTATCCACTTTACCTTATCCCCTAACCAGCTACTAGGGACGACAGCTACTCCCATCTGCTGCCGAATATACAGAGCAATTATGGTTACCCAATGAGTAGCCTCTTCATGCTCACACCAAGTACGATTCTCATCCGGGAAGCACGCCCCCGGCTCTTTTGGATAATGCCCCGCTGATAAAAGGATCATAGTCTTCTTAAGTCCTTTAACCGAATCCATACCGTCTAAAATTTCCAGAACTTATATTACCAGATGAAAACCTCCATCGAACTCCAGTAATAGGGCTAGTTCCTCCCCATAACATTCCGTGACTTAACCAAAACGGAATATCGTCTGATGATCTAATATAAGTTGCCCAGCTCCAAAACTTATGATATGTAGTAGTTGCTGGCTTCCACATAATAATTCTGGCACTTAACCCCTGCCCAGCAGCATTTCCTACTTCATCACCAGCTGATGTTTGATTTATACTAAATGTGGCTTTATTCGCTTCACCAGGGGCATGATCGTAATACCCAGTAGTACTCCAAGTAGGTCCAGCTCCAGTACCCACTTCCATAAGCAGATTAGATGCATCTGTTGCTGGAATCACATCCAGCAACTCATATACCTCTAACGAATAAGTACTTCCGATACCGGTAAACTCAATTGTAGCTGACGAACTAGCCGTCTGACTAGATACTGGCAATCGTAAAATACTTGGGGCTCCAGAATCCCCCGCCGCCATCGCCGCAAAGTTATCATACAGTTGGGTCATCTTAGTGCTGGTCAGCACCGACCCAAAAGGAAATGTTAGGGTTGTCCAAGTCATTTACTTTTTCCCTAGCACTTTAAGCATAGCTTCTGGAGGGATCAGTATTGCTGAATGTTTTAACCGATCTAATACCTCCGCCGTAAAAGCCAGATGTTGTGGGCACAAATAGGGGTTCTCATCTCCATCCAGAACAATTCCCTGCAACTGACCCCAGTTGGGAAACCCTTCCCCATTGGATTGCTCGGTGTAGGCAATACCACAAATACCACAAACTACAGTTCTCTTTATCATAAGTCAAAACCCCAAAATGTTATCACTGTCTAAAACTCCGTAAACAGAATCATCCAGTATGAAATACTTTCCTATCGAGTAAGGTTTCACATCGAAAATTACCTGATGCTGTAACCCTCTATCCAAAACCACGGTGTGCTCAACCCCACGAACTAGATGATCGGTTCCAACAGAAGTCAGCGACTCAACTATATGGATAACCGCCGCCAAGTCAGTAGATAAGCAATCAGGAAACTGATTACTAATTCCTACCCGCAGTTCCGGAAAAACATTTTTGTACTTAGCCAACAAAAAGTCAGCATGATCGCGCATAAACGGTAAGCTAGAAAACAACTCAGACGTCAATGTGAAATCTTTTATTCCATAAACATTTTGTGAAGAGGTATCCTGTGTACCATAAGAAAGCATTGGCTTCTTCTGGGCACTATACCCACGAAGCTGAAACTTCGTTGCATAAGCAGCGGTGGCTGTTCCATTCCACACACTACAGACCGCCGACCCACCAAAAAAAGTAACCTGTACTGAGCAGTTATTAGTTAAATCACTAGCCCCACTATTGGTAGTACTTCCAAACCAGTAATCTGTACTCGCTACCGGGGTCACCATTCCGGTAGCTGGAGCGCTCTCTGTGGGTATATCCGGGTCAACATAGTTAAGTAAAAACCCAATACCAGAACTAGATGGTATAGTTACCGCTTCCTGTAGCTGACTTACTACCTGTAATGTACTAGCACTTACCCTCGGCTCGACCGCCGCTACGATATTATTCCTCACTAGTTCATCAGTCAAAGAATAATCATACGAGTAAAAATCACCCACTAAACTCAACGTAGCGGTTCTACCCAAACCAAAGTATCTATTACGAAAAACAAACTGCCCGGCTCCATCCACGTACCCAAGATAGCTGCCAAACTTGATTATAGAATCTAATGCTTGGTTAGGTTGACGATCCTGAATCCAGTAAAAAGTAGCTGCCTCTGTAAGGTCAACTGCTTCTATAGTAGCCACATCTGTAGTTACTACTCCAGATAAAGATAAGGTGGTAGCTACTAATGAACTGATTACTGTATCTGTAAATAGAGCACTTTTTATTCTTCTACGTTGCAGTACTGAAATAAGGTCATCAGCCTCAAGTACTGCTTGGCGCATACCAATCCTGGGATCCACACCAACACGATTGATATACCCCTGAAATAAATTATAACTACTTCCCGCATAAGTAGCAGTCATCTTTAGACGCTTATTCGTAGTCAACATCCCAAAATAAGGAGATGATGAATTTTGCGGGCTAAATCTTCCTGTCTCATTATCGAAACTAACTGTCGCTCGACCAGCACTAAAGTTATTATCGACATCCGCCAGAGCACGGGTAAAGGTAAATCCTAAACAATGAGAGGATACGTTGGTAAAACTGCCGGAAACAAACTCAATGGCAACGGTATAAACTGGATCAGCCATAGCGACCACTTTCTCGCTGTATGACTCGCATCATACTTCTAGTAAATTGAGTCATACCAATATCATTCAATACCAACGGCCCCTGAACCTGAACCACCATACCTCCAGATCCACCAACTGCAGAACCATTCAATGGAGTTACTCTAATACGCTCTGCCCCCGCCTCACCCACACGAATCATGGTGGGTCGAGTAACAATCTGCTCGCCTCCGTGTTGCATCCCTCCTAATGTGGCACCAATACCTCCTCCCGCCATTGCCGATTGCATAATCACTAGCGAACTTCCTCCAGAAGCAAAAGCAAGAGCTGCTCCAGCGATCATACCTACCAAACCAAGACCTTTCGATCTGCTAGACCCACTAGATAGGGCAGTTAAAAAAGCAGCGAATCCTACTAGTGCCCCGGCCGCCTGAAGCGAAGCCATAGTCGTCTGACTCATAGCTCCAGATGTTCCTGCTGCTGTACTTCCTACTTGCTGCATCCCAGCAGACGCTTGATTAGCCGCTAAAGAAGCATCTGTAGCACTTAATGCTAATTGATCTGTTGCTTGTGCCGCTTGTTTAGTTCCGCCAGCCGGCGTTCCTCCCGCCGTAACTTTTCCCCCTCCAAAAAGACCACCTAACCCTTCTAGTAAACCACCGATCGGTGTTCCCGGACCAGCTATGATTGGAAAGATTTTACCGGCAACCGCTTTAGCTAACTCAGCCATAATAGCTTTACCAATACCTCGAAACAGATCGGTGATACCATCTCCGAAACCTTTAGCTCCAGTAAAAATATCCTCAAACGTCTGAGTCCACACCCCATAAACACTTTTGGTGGCATCCAACGAACTGAATTTGGCATCCTTAGATACCTGGCGCCAAAACTCTTCCGTTTCAGAACGAAGTCTACTTAACTCTTCCCTAATCTTTTTATGTACCAATACCCCAGTATCTTTGGTCAGGTCAAGACTGGCATCTAGGCTTTTTAAAGCGACTATATACTCATCTGTAGATAATGCAGTGAACTTTAACTGCTCTACCTGTTTGGAAAAGGCCTGCTCACTAGTATCAGCAATCTTACCAGTAAGCCTGAGTCGCTCTTGTGCGTTTTTTCCCACCTCTGCCCTTTCTTTTTCCAGTAAAGAAATTCTTTGAGCATATGTTATCTTACCAATACGTAACTCATAATCAGCGGTAGCTTCTTCCAACGCCCTGCGCTTTTCATTACCTCCTAAGTAAGAATTGTATATAGTAGTAGCTGCGTCTGATGCCGCTTTCTTAGTTGTTTCATACATCCCCATAGCAGCAGTTCCAACGCGCTTAGCACCCGATACCATCAGATCAGTACCAGCCTTCATCATTGGATTATCAAAGGCCTCTTTTACCGCCACCGCTACCGGTTTAAAAGCATCAGCTAATTGCTGCCCACCACCTTTGAACTCAGCCCAACCCTGCTTAACTCCTTCCGAATCTCCAGAAAAAGCACTGGTTAGGATTTTACCCAATCCTTTTGCCGAAGATACTAACCCATCCCAAACTCCTTGCAAGAAAGTCACTACTCCCTGCCAACTAGGCATCAACTTGGAAACATCCACATCCAGCATCCCGATAATGATATTTCCTAAACCATGAGCAATTTCACCCAGCCCTGACCAGATTTCTTTTAAGTATTTCCCGATTGACCCCCACACCACTGACGCAGCTGCCTTTACCTTATCCCAGTTGGCAATCAAAGCCACACCAATAGCAATTGCCGCCACTATAGCCCCCACAAACCCACCTACGAGAGTTACAGTTAGCTTAACTGCCCCCATCAAGACACGAGTAGCTTGTGCTACTGCCGTCAAACTAATAGCTACCGCTTCTAGCTTCCCTTGCAGTTCGGAGTTGTTTCTGGCGAAGAGCGACATCAGTGCTGCCATACCAGCTACTGTCTGGGTAACATCACGGATAATCATCCGAAACTCAGTGAAAGCTTTAGTCGAACTTTGTGCTGCTTTTGCGGTAGCTGTTGAAGCTGTCGCTGCCTGCTGCCCTAACGCAGCCAACCCAGACGCCGCTTCCTGAGCGCCTTGTAACTTGGTGGTAAGAGTGACCCCAGCCATACTCAGATCCGGTTATGATACTGGCGAGCTTCGTTCCAGGTTTCCAGAGTTTCTCCTCTGGCTGAAACAGTCGCCACAACACTAGCCCAACCATCTGCAGAAAGTACAGTAGAGAACTTAGTCTGGTTCTGTTCTTTAACTAATACCCGAACCGAGCCATCTGCTTGACGTTCAAAAAATAAACCGTCCCTAGCATGAAACATAATGCAGCCCTCTACTACTACCGTGGTGCTGTGTTTCGTTTTTCTAGTTGTATCAACTCTACCAAGTAATCTATTTCCTGTGGTGTCAACTCAGCTACCTCATCCTGCGTCCAACCATACGCCGCTCCCAATACATGGACGGCGTCTAAGAAGGGCGGTCAAGTGCCTGGTGCCCCGCTTTTCGACTAAGCGCCTTGATAAGAGCCAACAAGTTAGGATCTTCCATCTCCAGCTCGTCAACGTCGGCTTGAGTAATGGTTGGATCAGCCTTCTGAACCACATAAGCCAACATTGCCGCCATCGAATCCACATCCCCCGATTCAACATCCTTTGCCAGAATTCCCTGCTTCTTCAGAGCCTTCCAGTCCTTGATCTTCAAAGGTATATGGTTGGTAAAATCCAATACCCGTCCGCACAAGGTTATCGCACTGGCTTTGATCTCAGTCTCTACCACATCCCACCTCCAAACTTAGTAGTTAGACTTCGTATTGAACAACGACACCTTTACCGCTTGAGCGCTACCTGAATGATAGCGGGCCATTGCTTCGAACTGCACCGTCAACCGCTCACGCCCAGGCATACCCGTCGGAAAAGTTTTGTAAACCACGCGGGGCATATCTACCTTCATAGAAAAGCTATTGGCCCGGGTAAAGTTAACAACAAAGGCTTGCTCCGTCTGGTTGACAAAATTGGTATACTCCGTCAGGTTATCGAAGCCAATGGTACCAGTCAAGTTAAGCACCTGCGGAGCCGTCCGCATAAGCTTGGCTGGGTATACCGAAGAGTTCAACCGGGCGATTCCTTCCACCCCTACATTAAAGTCCAACGACAATGCTTCCAGTAAAGCATTACCCGCCCCACCAATCGAGATAGAACAAGTATCAAAAGCAAAGGGAAAGGTTGGTGAGGTTGGGAAGGTAGGGCTACTCTTAGCAATCACACTGACCGCTCGTGCTACCATGTGCGCCGTACAACGAAGATCTTGGTTCGGCTGCACCGCCATCGTAAACCTCGATACCGCTCCACCGGTATACTGAAACGCACTAGTCACATCTCGAAAAATCTCGAACGTATACGGAGGAATCGGACTATCCGTCGAAAAGTCCGTGAGTGCAAAAGTGAAGTCGTTTTGGTACAAAAATCCAGACAGCACTGTACTGCCAGACATCGTACCCAACACCGACCGCAAAAAGAAGCCCAACGGGATCGGGTGCCCAGGAAAGACAATATCTCCTTCTGCTCGAAGGATCCCGGACATATCATCAGCCATATACATACGCCCACCGATAATATTCTTCACGTCAAACCGATCAATCGCCAGTGTTAGATTCTCACTATATGCTTCTAGAAAGTCTGTCGCCGCGACTGCGGTTCCCCACACTGTTTCTTTGGCTAATCCAATATGCCCTGCAAAACCGTACGACATAATACCTCCTTAGGCGTAATTTGCCTTCATTGATACTCGACGCCTTAAACAGTAGTAGCTTTTACGTCTGCTACCAGTACCACTTCACCACCACTCATGAACCCAGTATTACCCGGAATCCGTCCAGAGGGCATTTCTCCGCCCTCCAACCACGAAGTCGATACGTTATTAGTTATTGTTCTATTCTTCATCAAAGCCACCTCTACTTTACCTAGTATGTCGTCCCGCTTGTGGATGGCCTCTTCAATCGACTCCAACGTAAACGCCCAACACCAAATACTAAACCGACACAGCATCCGGGTACTGATTCCTGCCCCGATACCCTGCATATCTGCCGGGGCATCACGCCGGTCTAAATAAATTCCGACCCACGGTGCTGCCTCTGCCCCAAACATCAGCTCTGCCTCTACGGTAACTGTAGTGCCAGTTAAAGTAGCATCGGCTTGCAACAACGTCTGCAAAGCTTTCTCAATAGCATAATAATCAACTCTAGCCACCAGAGCTCTCTGCCTTTGCTAACTGCACTGCCCGATCAATATAGGCCTGCACTATTTGCTCAGCCATCAACTGCGCAGCCTGCAGTGATGGTAACAACGGGCGTGACGGTAATCCCGGATGATGCACCTCTCGTCGCATAATCTGACCACTCATTGTCCAAAACCGCAACGCCTTTCCATGCACTGGGCGAATAATATATGGGCGCGTACCAAAATGGTGGTACGCAGCATAGGGGTTTTCCGTACCCACTATAACTGCATCCGAACCAATCACCTTCATCCCCGCCGAACCAAACGATACGAACGACTGACGCATCAGCGGGAAAATATCCTTTCCGGCCTGCTTGGGATCAGACCGAGAGTTAGGCCGTAACTTAGCCCATGGTTTCTCGATACCCTTCGCCTTGAAGTTTTGATCTATCCAGTAAAGATAACGCATACCAATCAATTTAAGTATTGCCACAGGGTTGATCGCCCGTCGGACTCGCGCTAACTCTTTTTGCGCTTCCGTAGTATCCAACTCTATGACCAAACCAACACCCATGGTTAACTCCTTGTTGCGTCAATGTCGTCAAGCATACTAGGATCTTGAATCATATCTTCCCATGCCCCATCGTGCATAGTAGGATAACGATCCTGCTTATCAGACCAGACATCTGCCACGTCACTCCGACCTTGCACTATCTGCCCACTACTATCCACCAGAGCTACCTTTCCAGAAGCGATCTCATTCAGTAAGTCAATGGCCGACTTGAACCTGTCCGGCCATACTGAATCATTAATCTTCTCTTGCGTAAAAATACGCTTAGTCAATATCTCGTATAACGAGATATCTATCGCCAACGTTTGTACAACTGGCGGAGCATCAGAAAACGGAACTTGATAAAGCTTGGCTAACTTGGAGTCAATCAGAGCTTGCGCTCCCTGAATGAAAAAAGCCAACGTTGCTGACGTAATGGTTGATACCGAACCAATCGCCGGAACCGTCATAGTCAGATCCCCCACCACACAATAACTCACCGGTAGTGTAATAGGCATCTGACTACCTCCTTTCTACCAAACCTGGCCTACTGGAAACTGGGCCAACTTTTCCTTCGTACGCGCTAGGATCTCTACTTCTGCATCCTCGTTAGAAGCAAACCGATACACTGACGTACCATTTACCTGCGCTTTATCCTTAGAGGCCGCCATCTGAAATGCCACCTCTATACCTTTACCCAACATCGTGACTGCCTGCGAATAATACTGCAACGAGTCAATATGTGCGTAGTGCGGCTTACCCAAGAAATACTTACGATACAGTGAGATCGTCTCGTCACAGCGATGCTTGATCTCGTCGGTTACTTTACCTCCATTCTGCTGGAGCTCATACATGGATAATAACATATTATCCCGCATAATGAAATGCTTCTGGAGGATTCGATCCGGGTACTTCTCGATATCTTTTTTCAGTAATGGATAGTTACGCTCAAACCGCTTCCGACGAATATCCTCAACCAGATAACCCAGATGAGCAATATGCGCGTCAGATATAACTATAGTACTACCCGGACCCTCATTCAATACTTTTTCCGGGTGCTCATGGATCATACCAAACCAACGCAAGCCCCGACCATTACGAAATAACCGTACTGGCATATCTGGGTCAAAGTGAGTATCTACAGCAAAGTGGTGCTGGCGAATGGAATACCCATCATGGCAATTCCACCGTAGGTACTTGTGAATATACCTGGCTCCCAGTAACTTCTCGTCAGTATCCAACCACAAAATCCAATCCATGGTGCAGTGCTGGAGCCCCTCATTACGGGGAGTTTCAAATCCAGCTTGCTTAGGATCGCTACCTTTGACTAACTTAGCTCCATAGCTAATAGCTATAGCCTGTGCTTCTGCAGACAAACCACAGTCCACTATAATCAACTCATCCTGCACATCTACCAACGCTTCTAAGCACCACCGTAAGGTTTGCTCACTGCCCGGTCCGGCTATCATGTTGACCGACACTGTTTCCCGAGGCCGCACTAACGATACCTTACGAACCATATCAATAGGATTGCAGTCAGTCCCATCTACCTGATACTCAATCCAGAACCAACCTTGTGGATCACCAGTCACCTCACTGATAAAAGCGGGCTGCGTACTAAGTGATAGTTTTGGCTTACCTCGAAACATATCCCGAAGATCGTGCATATCGAACTCCCAGATATGGGCACGATATGGGCTGGTGCGATAACTTGCATATTCCCACGGGCCATAAGGAACTGTGGCTAAAAACCAACCGCTTGGCTTTACATACCGCTGTAACTCTGTTGCTAAAACCCACGGCTCTGGAACATGCTCAAGGATCTCAAAGGCGAATACCGCATCAGCTTTTTCGTAGTTAAGAGCAGTAAACTCAGTAGAACTGTAAAATAATACGTTATCCGGGTACTTAGCATTTTTGACTTTGTTTCGTTGTGCCCGGTCAAGAATACTTGCATCCAAATCCACACCAATGACTTTAAGATCTGGGCGCAGATTACTCAATTCAATAGTAAAGGCACCATGAGCACACCCGTAGTCAATCAGAGTCTTTACTTCTAGATGCTGTAATAACCACATCCGCACTTCTTGAAAACGAGGAGCTTCCCCAGCAATTAAACCGTAGTACTCATCTTGCCGCTCAGTGCCGACCTCTTGGTACTGCTCAGCATAAATCTTCTGATACTGGCCTTCGTAATCCCCCGTATCCACAAACCCCCACTGCTTAGTCAACTCAGTCTGCACGCTTTCTAACTGATGCTGTTTAGCCAGTTCTCGTGCCACCATGATATTTGAATGACGCATAAAATGCCGAGCCCTAGTTTCAGGGGTGCCTTTTCTAGCAGAAAGCTCCTTAAAGAACATATCTGACCACTGCTGCGCCACCGCCGCCCAATCAAGAGTGGCTGCCTTTTCCAAACCAGCTATCGACGCCGCTTTCCATAACTGGTCATTTTGCACATACGAAAGCACCGCTTGACTAAATAGTTCTGCATAGGAATCTTCCCAAGGAGATCCAGGAATAAGCACGCCTGCTCCAAAAGCAATTGTTTCCCGTAGCGCTCCACGATCCGTAGTGACAATAGGAAGCCCAGCCGCTTGTGCTTCCATTGCCGAAATACAACTAATTTCAGCAAAGTCCTCGTTAATCTGCGATGGTGTTGGGTACACATACACACCGCAGCTTTTATAAAGCTTGACCAAATCTGCTTTATTTAATTCCCCATGCCACACGACCGAAGGTCCATAGCGTTTCATAAGAGAATCTAAAGCTTGGTAAAATCCAGCTAAATGCTCTACTGGATTCTTATACGAGCAAAGATGTAATGTGATCCCAGGCTCCTGCTTCAAGAGCTTGGGTAAAATTCGTTCCAGTAGATTATCTAATCCTCGCTCTGGGCGGGCAGCATAAACCAATGCTTTACGATCACGAATAGCAGTACCGGCTTGCGTATTGAATAGTTCGCAATCAATACCATTACGCGTAATAAATAGAGTATCATCTGATAAGCCATACGTCTGCTTATACTGCTCTCGCATGAACTCAGATAACACCACTATCTTATCTGTATTCCACAACACCCCACGAATAGTGCTAACCTGTCTACCTAAAGCTAGGTCGTGGCACCACAGAATATTCAACTTGGAAGCGTGTCGACGAGCAAAGGTTTCTGGGATTCGTTGTACGATAGCCACATCATGGGGGTTCATACGCTGGTGAAGCTCATACTCAGCTATCGAGCGATAAACTACCCCCTCAAATCTTCCAGGAGCTCCATTAGAGAATACAGTTACATAATGTCCCAATTTAGCCAGCTCCTTTGCTAAGTAATACCCAGCAGTTTCGGAACCTCCTAAACTTTGCTGGGTAGCGGTTTCACCATTAAATGGTAAACCAGGAACATACAAACTTATATCTAATTTCTGCATCTTAAAAGGTGCTCCTGAAATTAAATTTTCCGGTCACGCCGGCCGGTAGGCTGGTTCGGTCATTGCAAGCAACCTTTTTCGTACAGGATGGACATTAAATTGTCCGTGCCAGAATCCCTACAGCCACGGCCAGCGTCTTGATTGCGTCCTTCGCGTCAGCAAGGGTGTTGATGTTGTTATCCACCCACGTCATCACTTGTGCCGGAGTCATATCGCGCAAGGCTTTCAGTTTGGCGTACTTCCCCGCGTCCCGCGCTGGATCGATGTGCGCTGTTTCAGGATTTCGTTGAGCGCCTTGCGAAAGGCGGCGTCGCGTTTATCCGCCATCATGCACCGCTTGCTTAATGTGGTCGAGGTCGGTCATTGCAGGCACCACGGATCGGCATCTGTGGGAACTGGTGTCCCTATTGACCATGCCCATAATGCTCCCGGAGCCACGGACACTGCCGTTCCCACGGTGCTAGTCGTTGTCATCCCCATGAACAAATCACCCGCCATCGTCTTGCTGCAATAGTTTGTCGTATCCACGGTCCATTTAGCGTAAATGGCTCCGATGTTGCTGACGTACTGAACACCGTTGGCGTTGGTGGAAACGGTGCAGTCGCATTTTACCTGAATGTTATATGCGACCTTGATCGCCGCCTTGGCGTAGTCGAGAGAACTGATGGGCGCGGCTTGGGCCATGCCAGTGAAGAGCAAAAAGAAGATCAGTTTTTTCATGCTGTTCCCACCCTGCAAGCAGAAACCAAATCCGCTCTGGTAGTGCGGGTTTGGCTGATTACTACGTTGCTCGGCATGTTGCCCTCCTATTTCCCCGGCAGGCTGGTTCTAAGCCGTTGTCCCAAGGACAATCAAACATCCTCATGTATTTGCCTTCTTCGGAAGCCCCCGACAGTAAGCAATTACTGCTTTTGTGTTATCGCTCGGCAGGGCGCTTTGCACAAGCCCATTTGCCACCATAGTGGGGACGCCCTGCTTTGCCAGAAAACTCACGCGCTTGGCACGTTCAACAGCGGATATGGGAATTTCATTTATCATAATATCTCCTGCTCCAGAATCAGATGCGCCGGGTCGGCGGCGATCTGGGCCAGCACAGCATCTTCGCAGACGATCTCGCACACCAGCATGTTTGGCGAGGGCGATAGCTGCTCCGCCGCTTGTCCGGTGATGTCCCGACAAGACTGATGCGGGGTGTCGAACAACGCCGGGTAGTGCACGATATTGCCTTCCGCGTTCGTACGCTGCTTCCAGTATGTTATGACTTGCGCTTTAATCATGTGGCTGTCACCGTGAAATCGTCCCAAGTAGAAATGCCGCTTGAATAGCTGGAGTCTTTACCAATGCCGCACTTCGTCACCGCCGCTAGAAAGGACGATGTATAGCTGGCGCTGTTTCCCAATTCATTACGAATTGTCAACTGGCTTCCGCCATCCTCAACTTCCGCCCAGTTAGCAATCGTTGTCGGGTTATCGGCAATACTCGCACGCATGCTAAGGACGCCGCCGCTCACTTCGATTAGCTTGACTGTATTAACTCCTCCAGTGAGTATCCGCGCTGCCAACCAGTAATTGGCGTCGGACTGATACCGAATAAAAACGCCCACTTCGGCGCCGCCGAAATTGGTAGCATCAGTCATGGTGGCGCGTACCTTAACTGGTGCTTGTCCTATCTCGACCGCATAGCCAGCGGCACTGAAACTCGAACTGCGTTGCACCTTATTAGTCTGAACGGTATGCGCCACGCTGCCTAATTGTACCCACCCGTTCCCCGGCAGATTAGTTGGCGCTATGGTGTGTGCGCTGAGCGCCGTGGTATCGGCGTCGGTGAACGTATCCGAGATCAGAAGCGTGCCAGCCGGATAGCCACTCGGACGTGGCCTCCGCGTGAATCCTAGCCCCAGACCAAGACCGAGTGATGGCATCAGGACCTCTTGAATCCGACCATCTGAGCGTTAGTCAAGGTCGTGCCTATATCGTTGATGCGTAGCACTGTTCCCGGCCAGTATTCACCAGCCAATACGTTCAACGCATGCACAGCACCATTCCCGGATACCAACGACACAGCACCGGCGGCGTCAAAGCGTATGCCGATAAAAGTTCCGTTTGGGTCAGCAGTAGCGTCGTGCTGCGTTACGGCATAGCTATTGGGTGAAGCATCGACCAGCGCCGCGCCGTCGATACCCAACCACGCTTTAAACTTACCAGTAATTGCATCTACTAGCATCATACTAACCACCTCCTTCCAGTACGACTAGTAGATTACTACGAGGTGTACTCCAAGCGCCACATGATGGTCGAATTAAATGCCCGACCTACACCATCGGCCCACCCCATGGTAAACGAATTACCCGGGTTGATCGAAGTGACCACACACGGAGCCCCAAACCCGGAATTCTGCAACGTAGATAACTGTAAGGTATGGTGCACCAGCATGTCCGACTTGGCACAGGTGGTTGAAATTACCGCCGTCGCCTGCCCTGAACTGAGGGTCGTACGCCCGGCCCACTGATTAGCCCGACTCTGCGCCTGCGTGGTGAGTGGCCCGCGTAATTCTGGGGCGTAAAGTTGCTCGAGTGTTTGCTTTCCCATTGTCTTTTACTCCTTTCGCTGTCGACTGCCGCTTGCGGATTTGTTGCCCGGACTCCATGGGGGAAACCTCATGACTGAAGTCATCCAGTTCCAACTTGGCACTGGTTGAGATTTGCCCCCAGGTATCGCGGGGGAAGTCCTTAATATCCCCCTTCCGAAACAACCGTCCCACGTCTTGCGTGAACTCTCTTAACATGGCACCGAGTTACAACGTACCCGTGATGGCGTAGGCCAGAGCCGGGGCGATTACCTTCTCGTCCTGGTAATAACCCGCTTCCAGCACTTCGGCCTTGGCACCCGGATCAGGATGGGCATAGCGTACCACCGACATGGGAGAAGGCGTACCCGCCGGCTGCCACTGAAAGGCCAGACCAAACGTTGCCGTTTCCAAGCTAACACCTGGAACTACCCGACACAGAAGCATGTTGTTGCCCCAGATATTGGTCAGGCTCGCCGTCGCGTTTTCTACCGCGTTGTTGAGAATACCCTTACCGATCAGGAGACGATCCACCGAGAAGCACTTGGCCAGTTCTGAATCGGCCACAAATCCGCCCGACGTGTACTTATACATGTCGAGAAGAGCCGGGTGCCGGCGTACCACTGAGTACGTATCCTGATCCATAACCAGAGTGTTTGGTACCAAACCCGTATTCTGGCGAATAAAGGCATGCCCGGTAGTAACAACCCCGATGGGATCTGAGTTGATGAAGTCCGAGAACTTCGCCGTACCCGTCAGAGCCACACCCGAACCCACATTACTGATCGAGGTGACCATCTGAGCAATACGCTGCTCCAACCCCCGCAGTAACCCATCCACCACATTCATGGTGTGCGAATCACGCAGGCGCAAGGCTGCATCCGCATTGGCCAGATCTTCCACCGACATCTCGGCCGCCAGCGCATGGTTGTCGCAGTAATACGCATCCGAACTGACCAGGAAGTCAATACGGCGCGGTGACGTCTTGGGAGCTCGTAACGTCTGATGCACCCGCAGCCAGGTGTTCTTGTCCACGGTGTAGTACTTCCCGCTTTGTTTCGCTACCGGAACAGATGGGAATAGAGCCGTTCCAATATAGGTGTCGGTACTTTGAAATGCCCTAACCGCCATATTGGTCAGTGGTACGTCAAAGTATAAATCGCGTCCTGTGGGCATTGCTGTGCCTCCTTAAACTTGTTGCTGTCTTACTGAATTTATTAGTGCGAGATACAGGGCTTACGCCACCGCACCCCAACGCACCGGGGAATACAACTGAGCGCTGATAATGTCTCCATCAGCACCCGCTGTCGCCAATGCCTGACCAAACGCCATCGCACCAGATGTCACTTTGATAGCGCGCGCCGAACTGTTGGTGGTAAGATGATCGCCAGCCGTAACTGCCGCCCCGACTTGCACCTTACTACCACCACCACGGGCCACCGTAGCTGCTTCCTGTGACTGGGGTTTGTTCTGCAATACTCCGCAGATCAACGACGAGTTCGCGCTCGTCGCCAGGTTGCACAGGTTTTCCCCGACCAAGGCCACCACATGAAACTGGTGAGCGCTTAAGTCGGCGTTGGCTTTCAAAGCCACCGTGTCTTGTAAACCGTACTCAGCCATAACTTGTTACCTCCTTCTTGAATTGGACTCTACCCGTCCGCTTGCTGTGTTAGTGCACCGCCGCTGTGGGGGTGGCGTACCTCGTTTTCAGTGCCGGATCGGCCTTGAATACCGCCGTCATTGCCTTCTGGTAATCCTTGTCGGGATCCAGCTTGTGCTCCATGCAGTAGGCCAGCGTCTTGTCATGCACTTCTTCCGCCGCCGACTTCTGATCGTCACCATGTTCCCGCTCACCGTCTTCACGGGCCATCTCGGTGAAGAGCTTCTCAGCCTTCCCGTTGACGTAAGAAATCAACCCATCGATGATGGCTTCCGGGGTACGATCTTCCGTCTTACCATCACCCATCGAGAACTTGACCACCTTGGAGGCCTCACCACCACGCGTCGCCGTATCCAGCAAAGCTTGCAGGTACGTACGCATGGCCGGGAGCTTACAGCTGTTGGCCTTCATCTTGATCCGTTCCTGCCGGCGCTCTTCACCCATCGCCGTCAGAGTCGTTGTGGTTTCCTTGAGTTGCGCTTCCAAAGCTGCTACACGCTCACTGCTCTTGTTACCTTCATCGAGCTTCTTGCTCAATTCAGTAACCTTAGCCGTCAGTTCGGCTATCTTGGCGTCCTTTTCAGAGGTGTTGTTCTTTTCCTTCATGACGCACTTTCCATCCTGCATCATTCCCATCGAACCATCATCCATCTTACACTCGTCACCATCTTTGGCATCAGCCATAAGGCCTCCTTCTTGAAGATAAGCCACATCGTAGTTTTTGACAATTCCCGTACACGAAGAAAACAACTCATGCAGAGGCTTGAGACTGGTCACTGCAGGTACGTCCGCGCCTAACAAAGCAACGGCTTTTAGTGCCCGCTTGAACGTCTTACCCCCCGTGTGCAGGTTCCAGTAAACTTCCGAACTCACCCGGTCATAGCCCCGCTGCTTGATTGCATCGTAGACCGTCTTGGGAATGTTCGTAATATCCGCGACCAACTTTCCACCTGCTCTACGCAGATTCTCGACCCAACCGACCGCGGGTTTACCGGGGGTCTCGTCATGCCCTAACTTCAATGGAGCGGTGTAGCCAGCGTCTTTGGCTGACTGCACGATCAAATCCAGATCCTGCTCAGTATACTCATCCCCATTATGCTTGCCAGTGGCAAACACTTCCACATCTTTGAGGTCGAATACTTCGGGGGGATCCAACTCTTGGTCATACTGGTGGGAATCATCTAACGTCTTGGCATACTCTTCCCACGACTGGCCTGCTAAAGCTTCTGCGGCTATCACGGCCTGCTTGGCAATATCAGCAGCACCAGCGGCCCAGGATGTTCCCTTGGCTAACTCAGCAGCGTGGTTGGCTTGTTTAGCGGCCTCAACGGCCCGTTCTTGTGCTTGGGCGGTGCTTTCTGAATCGTGACAACCGAGTACTTTAGACTTGTCCTGCGTCAGCAAACACCACTTACTGCCGCGCTTCTCAATCACGTAATTTCGCTGTGGCACTGTTCTGGTACTCCAGCAATTGACGGCTTCTGTTCTTCTTGTAATTTGTTCTTCTAGTTATACAGGCATAATAATGGAAAACACTAGCAGGCACAAGTAGTAAACACTTTGTTTAACTTTCTGTCTTCCCCAGTGTCGCCGCCAACTTATACAACACCGATGGCAACTCATGCAGACAAAACTGCATCTTGTGAAAGTCATTCCCAACTGACCGTATCCGATTGGCCAATACTTTCAGTTCTCGCTGTACGTCTTCCGAGCTACTCATGCTATGAAAGGGGGGCCAGAACTCGGGGGTGTGACTGGGTTCACCTCGGGCGGCTTCCCGCCGAGTAAAACCAGTAGCCCGGCCGGTATCAGACATAGCCCGATCACCACGACCAGAAACACCGCGCAGATACCGATTGCCGCCCCCGTTACCCCGACCATGGTCCACCATATCAATCTCCTTAGTAGTAAGTTCACTTAAATCCGCCCTTGTCTTACCCGCTCCATGTACGGGACAATTTGCGCCAAACACGCTTCGTGTTCCCGTCCATAAACACTGGCTCCACACTTGATTATCTGAAACATGATAAGCGGTGAAGAACCCCACCGTTCATAGAACAAGGCTTCTCCCTTGGCTATTTCCTCATGCCCTTCCATACCCCGCTTCTTGATCGTAAGATGGTTCAAGTGATGTACTTGCACACCACAGTGACGATAGGCCCGTAACCCGGCGGTATAGACACGCATCAGTAAATCCGAGTCTGAATAACCCCCGTTAAAGGCTTCATCCAACTCCCATCCTTTACGAAAGGCCATGATTGGTGTATAACTACCCTCCACGATCAATCCCGGGATGGGGTGGGCTGGACCGACGAACGCTCCCGGCTCAGCCGTAGCGACTGATGATAGTCCACAGTCTGGATACCGTTCAAACGGCTCAAGTAACGCTTCCAACCACCCTTCGGTAACCAAGATATCATTACCCATGAATACTTGAATATCTCCCGACGCTGCTCGTAACCCAGTATTATGATCTTTGACTACCGTCGTCTTCTCGGGGCAGTGAATGTACTTGTCCACCCGCAGATCTGGATCTGCCAATGAGCTCCATGACAACTTCTCGAAGTGCTTTGTTCCTGTCTCCACCAACACCAGTTCATAAGGCAATTTAGTACTCACCCGCATAGTCTTGATGCACAACTCCGTCAACGCGATTAGAAATGGGTCGTCTCCTACCATTACTGGTAGCACTACCGAAAAGGTATACGGCCTTCCAGGAGGGTCTTCTAATAACTCTCCACACGCATCCCCTATGACCCGCCACACATCGGTCATATCTGCGGACTCAGCATAGCACTTAGCCCGTACTTGCCGTACCCCTCGCTCCAACCGATCCAGTCTTTCTTGCATAGACATAGTTATCTCTCCTAGTTAACTACTGTTTTTTCCTCACCTCAAAATGAAATACCCCGTCGTTGATACTCATGAGTACCACATTACCGCCCGTATCGTCGACTTCAGCTACGGGGATTGCTACTGTCCCACCCAACCGCTTCAGCAGTACAATCAGTAGCTGGTCTTTTAACTCATCCAGTACCGCAGCATGCTCTGGGGCCCCTTCTCGAGCCATATCTATCCCTCTACCCATCACTCACTCCTTTTTAACTCATTCTCACCAACCAGTACTGCACCATTAGTGTGTACCGACTGACCAGCCCTTCGCTTGATTGAAGTTACGACCATACGTTCCGGCCGCCGACGACGTGTCATTCTGTATCCGAAAGGTCACCGCAAAGTCTCCGTTCTTCTTCCAGCCAATATGAGTCTGCAAATACTGCTTCTTACTATCGGGATGACCGGACCAACGGATGTGAATTCCCACGAAGAAGGGCAACATGACCCGGATAAAGACGATCCCGTTATAGTACAATGACGCATCATGCGCGCGCCCGCGTAACAACGTTAACTCGATGTTCTTGAGATCTGGGTACAGAGTATTACCCGCCCCCCACATGAAGGTCATTATCGGAAAGATCCATTTCTCCGGTAAGGTTAGCCGATCTGCCCACTTACCCACCACTGCTCGAATGTTTGCCCAATCCATGATTACCTCCTTTAAGTCACCACTCGTTCCAGTCCCACCCTTTAAATACCTGACCGAACCAGTATAACACACCCACCAACACTATTCCGGCTAAACCCAACAAAATACCAGTGCCGATCATGGCTAGCTTGAAGCTCATACTCGTATCCCCCATCCTATATAATGCCCGCAGGCCTGCTTGACGACACACACTATCTTCTTGACTACCGCTATCCGCCCTTCTACCAACCCCCTTTTAGTGACTCGATCTACTAATACCACTGTACCCCGCTTACGCAGAGTCTTGAGTTCTTGCTGTATGAGACAAAAGCGCTCCATACTCATGGATGCAACACTCTCCAATACTGCACTACTAACGGCCCAAGGGTTAGTACTATAGCCAACAAAGCTAACACAACTTGTAGATATTTACTCATTGATCTTGGCGAGTATTTCTTCAAGTTCATCTGCCGTTTCTCCACAGCCTTCATTGCGTAACGCTTCAATGGCTATATCTCTTATCGCCTCCACCAGCATCTTCACTTGGGCCTGCAAACTGTTTGCTACCCGCCTGCAAGCGCCGAGTTGGTTGTTCGATGTTTCCAGTTCAGAATGGGCCGCTTGATATGCTGTCTGGGCCTCACTGAGTTCCTTCTCTGCCTTCTCCGCCCTATCCCGCTCTAAGAGCAGGTCGTGGTCTTTGAGGGCGAGTTCGCGTTCGAGTTGACGAGCAAATATTCGCGGAACATAAGTATCGCCTTCATGAGTAGCATCATATCCAGATATGACATCTGTTCTCGGTGTATCACTCATTTGATTCCCCTTTCGAGCAGCAGGGCGCGGATGATTTTTACTAATTGGTGCTCCGCACCCCAATCCAGAATAACGGCTTTTGCCTTCTTCTCCGCCTCGGTTTCGATGTGAGGTGCGGCGTCGAACATGGCTTGAAAACCGGCTACATGCGTGTAATCTTCCATCTCGTCAATAGCCTTTAGCATTTTGTCTGTCGGCTCGCGGGAGATAAGTTTATGTTGGGTCATTTAGCCTCCAGTCTGGATTTGAGGTAGGGCGGAATATCCCTTTCATACCACTGAGAAATTATGTGTTGTATGGACACCCCTTCTCTATCAAATAGCCAATCCAAGCTCTCCTTCGCCTGCCGCAGCTCGATAACTTCTCCCTCAGTAGCCGCCCATCGTTCTGTGGCAGCGTCTCGTTGCGCACGCAGGTTTATGTTGGCCTGCCGCAGTTCGGTGAGTTCGGCGGAGAGGGAGCGGAGATAATCAACTTGTTCAAGATGCCATCTATATTGAGCGTTTGTTGATTCGCAATTAGCATGATCTTTATGCCACTTTGCCAGTTCTTCAATCTTGTCCGTGTCAGTGGTCATGGCTTAATCTTAAGTCTCGGCATCCATCCATAAACGGCGCGTCCAGTGGAAGTGTGTGTATAGAACTGCACATTCTCTCCACGCCGTCTAAGTTTCCTTGCCCGCTTGGCGCATACTTTTCTGCTTATAAGTTTAAAAGCCATTGGTTGATTTACACTTTTCTCTATTTGATTTCTCAAATGTGAAATCTTTACCATCTCCATTTCCATCCTAACGGATATTTCTTTTGCCGTGGTCATACCTTCATCCTTCCGTTTCACTCGTTCGCTGTCAGGTTGAGGCGGGCTTCGTTGCCTTCGAGGGTGGTCTTGTCGAAGCGTTTCATGGCTGCCCCGGGGGTTGTGGTTGTTTTTGCCAGTGTGTTACAGAATCATATTCCCACCCACCAAAAAATTCCCAACCTATGAATTTCATTCTCTTAACAGGGTGCAGTATTCTATTATCGGTCATAGAGCGCGGTCCGTCATTAACTATGACGAGATAATAAGGGGCATAATGAATAAGATCATTTGACCTTAATGGTTCTGGCAATCTCTCATTACATGGAATCCACCGCTGCCTGTCCAGAAGCTCGATCAGCTTGTGGGCGATTTGGCTTGCCTCGGTACCTTTCCATGTTTCAGAAATCTTTTCCGCCAGCTTGCGGGCTTCGTCGTCGTTCATTTCTCTCTTTCCTGTCAATAATGAGGGTCTGGATGAGTCGCCAGTTAGTCCATATACTTTCGCTTCGACCTTTCGGTTTGGCAGGCGCACAGGCTGATACAACTCATCCTTCCCCAACACCCCGTGAACCGCACAGGGACGGTAGTAAAAACGTAGGGCTGGCCGAGGAACGCTAAGATAACCCCCTGTCGCCGTGATACCATTTCTGGCCCTATACGCAGCCCCACGCTCCTTTTGGAGACTTACATTATACATCTACCCTTATTCTTACCTCAACCTTCTACTACCCACCAGTTACTTTCCTTTATGTGACTGACCATTACTTTACTTATTACTACTGGTGTGTATTAACCGGCTAAGGCTAGCCGTTCCTCTTCGGTCGGGATACACAACTTCTTACCCTGATACCACTCCTCGTCCTCGAACTTCTTTTCCGACTCGACTAACGACCCGTACTTCTTGACCATCTTGAACACGTTACTCCAGTCCGGAAGACTACTCTTGGCTTTGGTACCACTTGGTTCCAACTGGAGGTAAGTACGGCCTCGCAGATACCCATAGGCTAACTGGGCTTCTCTCGCCGCTCTTCTCAACGTATGTCTGCGATGCTCACATAACTGACTGCGGAGTAAGGCGTTGTCCTGCCCTTTCAACTTTACTTCTTCTTGCCGAATGATACGTGCTTCTGCGGCTAACGCCTTGACTTTCACTTTCAGAAATTTGACTGACATGGTATATGCTCCTTGATTAGATTCACTGGTTGATCTGAACTACTACTCAGCTACTCAACCAGGAGGGCCGCGGGCCGGCCATTCACGTATCGGGAACGCGCCACGGGAGTCGAACCCGTAGGACTGGGATTGAAAGCCCGTCCGGCTCCACAGCGACGCGTATTGATCTATCCATTTTCTGCCTGTTTCAGCTCGTCATACCGCTCTACCCGTGCTTCCCAGGTACCGATCCTCTCGGAATGCCATGGTCCTTCTACGTAATACCCAAACATACGCAGTAGATTAGTTGCTGCCAGCATACTGAACTGGCGTACCTGCACTGTTACTGTCGCTTTCCCGTCCCTCACCCATAGTGTTCTTGTTAGTGGGTAATACTTGGCTGTAGCCATCTTGGCACCCCCTGTGCTTTTCCACTAGTGCATCCAGATAGGATAAAACTTCATGACGCGATAAGATTCACGGTGAGGACTGACGATCAATGGTGGCTGTCTCGGATGCGATACGATAAAGAAGGGACCATTCATTGTCCCTGTCGTCGGAGTAAATAATACCGTTAACCGACTCAGCTTGGTTTGCTTACGATCATACCCTAGAGGTAATTCTACCTCGAACTGCCCACCGCAGTCATGGCAATAGAAATTGATACTGACCGGGCGCTGTCTTTTACTTGAAGCCATCTTGGATGAGGTCTTCTGCTTTACCAATATCGGATGCCGTAATTATATCATCTTCGTTGATGGAAATCCCGACCGGTACCGGCACCAGTATGCTACGGCAGTTATGATGATTGGGCGGGCTGAGTCTGTCCAGCTCTGGTTCGTCCATAGGAATAATCTTCCCGTCCAAGAATCGGCATACCTCTGTCGTCCGCTGATCTAGTACGGCTGAGTACTTCATGGCCTGCATGAAGTCCGCTATGTCTGGGTCTCTCGCCGCTATCAGTCTTCCTTGGTTATAGGCTTCTGTCGCATTGGTGCGGATGATCGTCTGCAACTGACTCGGTTCGATCGGCTCGCCATCTCTCAATACCCGATCGTTACCCACGAATGGCTCGAACATATCCGTCAACTTCTGAAGCGTGTCCCCCATCGGTTCGCCGAACTTGAGAGCATTACTCAAAACGATCTGGGCCTGCTTGACCAACTTATCATTCAGTACCCCAGTAATGGTCAGCTTCTTAGCATCCAACCATCTTAATGCTTCTTGCGGGCTGAATAATGGCTCGTTCTGAAATGCTTTAGTAGCGCTAAAGGTGCTACTTATCTTCTTACTAACTATATATGAGCCCCCTTCCAACTCCTTAGAAATAGAAAATCCAGTTTTGGTGTAAAACCCGATATTAGAATCATCTACCTCAGCTGAAATAGTTTTAGCCCCGTATTTATTTTTAACGGTGTTAGTATACTCATTAACCAACTTCCTACCATTACCTGCAGAAAGTGAGCCAAGCATTTCTATTTTAGCGTCACTTGTTTTAAAATCCATTCTTCCGGCAAGGGCGCCAGATACTTCTCCTTTACTAGTTACTACATATAAATATGTGCGACCTTTACGTAAACTAAGATTTTTATTGGTTTTGATATTATCAGATAGTACTCGGTCAATAT